ATTCCGTACTAACGTATGATGAATATTGCGCATTTAATTCCTCCGAAACCGCTGGCAATGAACCTTATCTGTCAATAACCTATACTGCACCTCCTCCACCTGTGGATGTTTCGGGCATATCAGATGCTATATTGACATCTTTGTTATCACTGACAACAGCTAAGATTGGTGTTTCATCTGTCTCCAATTCTGAATTATTATCAGATTTATTGATTTCAAGAGATGTACAATTGAGTGGTTTATCTAATTCAGTTTTGAATTCAGGTTTATTTTTCCCAAGTATCTTTTACGTATCTGGTTCGGAACTGATAAAATTGTATACCCGTAATCATCTCACGGTCGCCGGTGAGGAAATAACACACGGGATTATAAGGGGTTATTAATGGAATTGAATATCTATAGAGGAAGCGGCGGTGTCACCTGCTCATTCCATATTGATGAGCGGACAATTTTGCAGCAACGGTTGTTTGGAGAGAACGTCATTCATTCTGCCTGCGAATCCCGTCAAATCCTCAACATAGCCATTGGAGATTACATCGTCTATAACGGTATCCGATACTATGTGAATACCCTCCCGATAGTCACCAAAAACTCAAGTAATAACTACGAATATACAATGACATTTGAGAGCCAGTACTATGACATCGCCAAAGTACAGATGATGCTGGACAATATGAGCGAATTCGACCTTGTGGGTGATGCCGAGGATTTTATTGCACTCGTGGTTACAAACCTGAACCGTGTCGGCACCGGCTGGACAAAGGGAACATGCGACCAGACTGATGTGAGCTATAAACTCCTGCATTTCAGCGGTGAGAATTGTGCGGAGGTTCTGGTTCGGCTCAGCAATGAATTCAATGCCGAGTTCTATTTTGTGGGAAAGGAAATCCGATTCACCGATAAGGTCGGCTCTGACATGGGGATCACCGTACAGTATCGGACAGGGCTTTTCAATTTCACACGGAATATTGTCAGTGATAAGAATATTGTTACACGACTGTACGCCTTCGGTTCGGAAAAGAATCTGGACACAACCTATACGAAAACTATCGAGGGCGTTCCAAACTGTATATGCAAGAGACTGATGCCGACACCGACCAAGAACCTGTTAGGCAATCCCGGCTTTGAAACAGGTGATTTCACAAACTGGGATCAATGGGGAACGCCTGACACACGTGAAATTGTGGAATGGGATAAAGAACTCGTTATAAATGGAACTATGGAAGCCGATAGTGATTGGGATCCAAAAAACGTTCCGGTAATATGTGAACAAAGTAATGAGCAAGCTCATAGTGGTACATATAGTTGGAAGACGGGAACTGCCTTATACGATGGAGTCGGTCAAAACATATCGGGACTTATTGTAGGGAAAACTTATAAAATTACTTTATGGATGTATATATCAAGTCTGGTATCTGGTTCGGTAAGGATTCAGTTCGATAATGTTACTCTTTCCAACCAGAATACAGTAGGTTCATGGGTAATAGTGGAAACTACTTATGAATATACTGGTACAAGTGATTTATTAACCATTTGGGTAAATAGTGCTAATTCTATTACATTTTATATTGATGATGTTTCAATAAAAGAGATTTCGTTTCCTTCGACTATGCCAGACGGGACGCCAGTGCCCCTCGGAACATATGTTTATCACCATATTGGAAGTGGAACTAATGATGGTTCATCTCAGGCAATCGCATGTGAGGCTAATACCACCTATGTCCTTTCCTGTTATATGTATTCAGTTGCTTATACGTCAATACGAATGATGACTCAGATAAATGGTTCATATCCGTCAATAACCGCAGAAAGTTTGAGCAGATGGGAACGGTTGTCTTTGACAATTACAACGGCGCCAGGGCAAACATCATTAACAGTCTATCTCGGAGGAGTCGGCGAATGTTACTGGGATGCCGTGCAGATTGAAAGACGGGATGTAATGACTCCTTATATAGATGGATTGGTGAGCTATCTTGAGAAAAATGTTACAAACTATGGTATAATTGAATTCACTAAAATCTTTGAAGAGATATTCCCGACTCGGACAGGAACGATTTCAGCCGTTGATGGTGCAGATATAAAGAAATTCACTGATAATGTGATTGATTTTGACTTGAACACCTATTGGCTTGACGGGGTTGCTCCAAAGATTCATTTCCAGACAGGGGATTGTGCGGGATATGAATGTGAGGTCGTTTCATTTGTGTGGAACAATCCCGGCGGTGATTTCACCATTAAAGTATCAAAAGACCGGCAAGACTTTGAAATACCAAATGCCACATTGAAACCCGCTGTCAATGATACCTATAAATTGCTCGATATTAAGATGCCGGCGGCATATATCACGGCAGCCGAAGATGAACTGAAAACAAAGGCGCTGGCATATCTGGATGAGAACTCCAGTCCCCGTGTCAATTACACTCTCGCTCTGGACTGGAAATACCTCAAGACAAACAGTATCTCACTCAAGATAGGCGATTTTATCAGGGTTGTTGATACTGACTTGGGAACTAATGTTCTGACAAGAATCGTCTATCTGACCCAGCAATTAATGAATCCTTACAAATACACGGTTGAACTCTCCGATAATTATGAGGTTCAACTTATTCAGCGACTTTATGCCGATAACCTTAACGTAGTTCGGAAGATTGAACTTGACAAAGTTGGTGATATACTGACTCACCGCCGTAACTGGTGCACTACTGAGGAACTGCGGAGCGTCATATTCGACCCCGACGATTACTTTGATACAGGGAATATACGACCTCTGTCAATAGAAACCAGTATGCTCTCGGTGGGAAACAAGTCCGGGCAGTTCTATCTCAAGAATGTTATCGTGGAGCCGAATTATCTCGGTAGCAAGGCGAAGTTCCACGCAAGCGCCGGATACCTGTCTCATTTCACGATTGACCCCGCAGGAATCCTGACATGGACACTGTTTGTCAATGATTATACTACATTGACCGATACGACTGTCTATTACATTTATGCGAAATGCCACAAGACAGACTACACGAATGTCAATAACATGATTGTGCTGGACTCGATTGCCAGACAGGTGGACGCCGATCCCACGTATTACTATTTCTTGGTTGGGGTGCTTCATTCCGTTGTCGGCACGATACGTGCAATTTCATTCACCTATGGTCAGACTACGATTAATGGTGGATTCATCACTACAGGGACAATTGTTGTAGCCCGTACTGAGGCGAAGTGTACTGATCCGAATGCCGACCAGACAAGTGCCAATACCGCTTATCAAATTCAATACTTGCCAGCAACACCATCAGGTGCAGGATTATACTGTGATGCCACACATCTCGGTTATCACAGTGGGGCGGCATGGCAATCGTATATCGGTTCTGATGGTAAGTTTTATTTCACCGGTGATGCAAACAATTATGTTTCGTGGAATGGGACAACGCTTACGGTACGGGGTGCATTGACAGCTGATGATATTACGGCAGGGACGTTGACAGGAAGGCGAATACAAACTTCCCCAGCCGGGAATACGAGAGCCGTCATGGATACGGTTAATGATGCAATCGGCATAATTGATGCAAGTGATAATGAATTGTGTGGTTTAGTGGATGCGTGTCCAGCAGGAAATCCGCCAGGATTAGTAGCAATGACCACTGGTATAGGAGGTTGCGTATTTCTTTTTGATGGTACATATACAACCATAATACGTCATGATGGAATATTAACGCCAAGTTACTACGTCGGTGCCAATAAGGTTGTCGGTGCACAGGGGGCGGCAATCGCCAATGCTACCGATGCTACCTCAGTGATATTGAGGCTCAATGATTTACTCGCTGCCTGCCGTACACATGGATTGATTGCAACTTAGAAAGGTGGGATAAATGTGGAAATATTTATTATTTATAATTATGATGCAGTACGCTCAATGTAATGGTTGGGAATATGATGGGGATGATCCTCATGTAGAAGTTGGTTATATCTGGTATGATGGAACTGAATGGGTGGATTATAACTTAGAGGGGGAATTATGACAGACCTTATCTTGAAACAAATGATCGCCATTGAAACCGAACTCATGCAAACCAAGGCGAATATCTATGCTTTACAGCAACGGGATATGGCACTATCCAATAAGCATCTTGCCTTGAAAGAGTTACTGGGAACAATACAGAATGAGACCGTTACACCCATAAAACCCGAAGAAGAGAGTGAAAAATGAGTCCCGAACTTGCAGCCGTCATAACCTCTGGAATCATAGGAGCTTCCGCAGTCATTGTTGTCGCTCTTATCAAAAGAAACGGTAAAGCCGATCCACCTGAGAAGTGTGATCCACCCCCATTCTGTTCGGAGCATTCGGGTATTCTGGCTCAACTGAACTCCATGAAGTCGGATATTACAGAGATAAAAAATGATGTAAAGGATTTATTAAAGAGGGAATGATGGCAATAACCGCCAATGAAAGCATAACCGACCATTTCACGCTGAGGGAGTGCCGGTGCCCGTGCTGCCAGCGAATACGCATTGGGGACATCCTGTTTCGCCACATGGAGAAGCTGGAGACGGCACGTCAACGGTTAGGGTTCGCCATCGTGATCAATTCCGGGTACAGGTGTTTGGAACATAATAAGGCGATAGGAGGGTCGAAGGGGTCGTGGCACATGGATTTCGCCACTGATGCGAGACCGGGATGGAGTGGCGGCGTGGACGACGATGAGTTCATTAGGCGGTTGGGGGCGATGCACGGGATGGCTTTAGAACTTATATTTGGGGGTATCGAGAAACATTCGACATTCATTCATCTTGACACAAGACCAATACTATGGAGAAGTGTAAAGTGAAAATAGCAATATTCATAATTCTTTTTTCATGGTTTTTAAACGCCTGTATGGACGCCATTGATCACGGAAAGGGGGCTGAGAAATTAAATCTATTATGGCACGCCTTGAAATGGTGCAGTTATGCTTTACCATTCGGGTACATACTTTATATCACCGGGCAGCTTAAAATCGTTCCTATGTCAATCTTGACGGTCTCTGCATGTATTATATGGGAAGTAACGTATCGGTTTCTGCGACATATTGATTTTTGGGAATGGGATAACATAATTTAAACAGGGAGATGATTATTATGAAAAGATTACTGAACATCATGTTTATTTTCGCATTGTTATTTCTGATTGCGGGTCTGGCATCCGCAGGTGTTTTAAGTTCTACGAAGGGATGGATCGTAGATAATGCGCTACAATCTATTATAGGTTTAGTATTTATGTTTATTGCTGGTTTCTGGGGCGGATCCGTCTGGGGTAAAAGAATATTAAAAAGCAAAATACCAGTTCAAAAAGCTATTGATATTTACCAGACAGCACGAAACGCCCGCCGCCCTAATAGTCCCGGTGGCAAAGATATAACAGATGAAGAGAAAGCTGCAATTTGGAAAGACGTTCAGGAATTTGCAGGTTCAATTATTGAAGTGTTTGGAGGCAAAGTTCCTGCTTAAAATCTGGTATAATTTAACGACACTCCCCACTCGGTGTGTCAGCAACCCTGTAAGGTTTTTTCCTCTTCACCTTGCAGGGTTTTTTATTCGTGTAATTCCTTTCACACGTATAAATAATTCTGAAAATCTTTTAATGATTATACGATTCCCCTTGACATATTCCTGAATATATGCTATTTTATATTTCAGAAAGAAGGAAAAAACAATGAAACCGACAGAATTAACAGAAAAAAGACTCAAAGAAATCGAGAGCATCATTATCAACAAAACAAGCCATGTAATCAATATGGATGCGGATGTCAAACTGACTGGCATAACTGGTTATCTTGCTCGCCAGATTGACGGTGAAGAAATTGATTACTTGATTCATGCAGAATCTGAATTTAATCAGTTAAAACGTGAACTCTTTAATATGTCACACAAAGAGGAAGGTAAAAAGGTATTGAATGAAGGTGTATGGGATGCCTTGATGATATGTGATGAATTTGAAGAGAAATATTTTAATGAAGAGGAATGAAATGAAAAACGAAAAGAAAATAATCGCTGATGAATCAATTGTAGTTGATGAAAACGGTCAGCCAATATTCCACATGCAACTTGCTTGCGAATTCTGTAACCGTCCAATCAAAGCAAATGACGATTACACGGTTGATACTCCGAAAGGCAAACGCTACGTTTGTGTATTTTGCTTTGAAAAATTGAATGATCCTGCATTATGTCATTGCCTGAGATGCCATAACTTTTGGTATAAACGTACACCAGTTCCCGGTCAGTGCCCTAAATGCGGAAGTGCCAAATGGCAGATTCCGAGAAGCGAAAGTGAACTTGGCAGGAAGCCAAAAAGCGAGGTGTGAAATGAAATTCAAATTTGAGTGGGATGCAATTGTCGTTGGTTCGGTAGTAGTGAATGCTCATGATCAAAAACTTGCCGAACTTGAATTTTTCAGAAGATGGAGAAACAGTGATATTGGTTGGAAAACTGATGAAGTAAATATATCGAAAGTTTATCTTAACAATGAACTTATTGCAACGGAATAAAGAAAGTGAGGAGTGAAATGGAAATAGCTAATTGGATTTTTGTAGTTAGAAGGTTACGTCAAACAACTGGCGCAACATGGAAACAAGTAAAGGATTATTGCGAAAGAAGAGGTTATTATCCTCTTAATGTAAGATCGAATTATGTGAGGTTTTGTAATGATTCTTTTGTGAGATATTGGACTAAAAGAAAGTGAGGAGCGATGAAAGAAACCCGAATATCAGAAAATGAATATAATAAACCCAACTTATATAAACGCCCAGATTCAAGATGGTGGTGGTATTCATGGTATATCGAAGGCAAACAAAAAAGAAAGTCCTGCAAAAAGATAGGATTATTAATTGATAAACATACTAAAGAGGAAGCAATAGGAATATTAAATAATTATTTGGGTCTTATCGATTCTATAGATTTAGAAAAATCTTTACTTGATTTATCAAATAAAATAATATTAACACCAGCTCAAGAAATAGATTATTTGTGCAATAAAAGAAATATATATTTTTCTAAATATCTCAAAGAGAAAAGAAAAACCAATATAAAATATAGACTCAATGGTAATATATCAAGTGCAATAAGCTTTTCATTAAATGGTAATAAAAAAGGATGTCATTGGGAAAATCTCGTAGGTTATACTTTGAATAAACTCAAAAGACATCTTGAGAAACAATTTACAAAAGGCATGAGTTGGGATAATTACGGTGAATGGGAAATCGATCATAAAATTCCAATATCTGCATTTAATTTTGATTCACCTGAACATCTTGATTTCAAGAGATGTTGGGCATTAAGTAATTTACAACCAATGTGGGGAACAGAAAATAGGATAAAAGGTTACAAATTAAAAATAGCCTTTCAGCCAAGTTTAAAACTGTAACAAAACGTGATTAAATCCTTATTTATGATTGACAGATAAGCATCATAAATCACCTTAAATCGTGATTGTAAAGAAAAGGCACTGAAGAGTCAAACCCTCCGATGTGCCTTGCTTATTGTACCGGGAACGGGAATCGAACCCGTACAGGCATAAAGCCCCCGAGATTTTAAGTCTTACTGACAGTCTATGATATTATTGGAATTGCAGGGGCAGTAATCACGGCACTAATCACATTTTACCGTTTTCTAATTCCCCTTTGTGCACTTGTCACAGGCATTTTTATCCCCGTTTCAACCGTTTCGGTTACATGGGTGTGAGCATAGCCTTCGGTGACAAGTACCGTAGAGTGGTCAAGGTAGTCTTTGATTTTCCAAACTGGCTCGCCATGATCCAGGGCATGGGTTACGAAACTATGTCTGAGGGAATGTAAGTGGATATTTGACGGCAATCCTGCTCTTATACGCCACCGCCTGAACGTTTTCGTCAATGTATCACGCCGGCATATCTGTAAAGGGAATTTACTGAAAGGGTATTGGTTAATGAAAAATTGAAAATCCTCAATGACTTCACCCGGCATCGCCTTCCACCGTTTTACTTTATTTTTGTCTTTTATGTTCATGGGCTGGAATCTTTTATTGTCAGTGTCAATATCTTCCCGCCCAAGTTCGAGTATCTCAGTTACCCGCCTGCCGGTAAAAAGAAGAATCCTGAATAACCTTACATTCTCCTGATTTCTTGCCCTGTGGACCTCTTCAAAGAATTTATTAATCTGCTCTATTGTAAGAAAGTTATTGTTTTTATATAAATTAACTTCACGTAATGACTTGAACCGCTTAAATGGGTTGTCAGTTATGATATTATTGTCTAAAAGCCTTTGAAATATGGCTCTTAGACTCCTGCATTTAGAATTTATAGATGTGGACCTCTGACCTTTATCAAATAGATAGTTCTGATATTTTTTGACGTGAGGTATTTTTGACACTTCCGATACTGGAAAGTCCTCACCGAGAAGAGATATAAGATGATTAACGGCTGCACGATATACTATGACCGTGGTTTCTCTCACGCCTTCTCTTTCGATTGTGAGCAAGAACTTATCCCTGAGCCAAGCAAGAGTTTCATCTCCACGATCAGGAACTGGCGGGATAATACCGAGATGACCATTAAGTATATCTTCGGCTTCCTCTTTGGAATACCTGTCTATTGAGAGGTTAAGTTTTTTTAGGGATTTACGTTTTTGCTTGCCATCAGTATACCAAGATGACCACCACCAGTTCGAGTCCTTGCGTTTATAGAGAGTCGGTTTATTCAGAGGGTTCATTGTATTGAGAAATCTTTAATATGCGCATCTTCGAGGCGTTTAATTTCATTGTAGATAATGATCTGATCGTCAGGAGAAAGCTCGCCACGCTCCACACGAAGGACGGCATCCTTCCCGCAGAATCGACATTTAAGAGGGAACCTGGTTGTCAGCCACCATGAATAGTAGAATGGTTTCAGACATTCCTGACAGCGACCGAACCCGTTGTTTATCATGGCAAGCCATCTTTGCATCATTCTTTTTTCCTTAGATATACTTGCAATCTACCATATTCTTTCCCCAGTAAGCTCCAAAACCAACTATGACTTGTTGATTCCTTATATTCTGGAATATTGGATATACCAATGACTGAGATATTTGACTTTAAATCCCTTTGGCAGTGCGGACATACCAAAGCATCTTTGTGAACTTTCGATTTGCAATAAGGACATATCTTTCGGTTTCCAGAAGATGCAATCACAATCAATAATCCGATTGGCCCCAGAAGAACACCGAATATAAATCCCAGACAACCTTCGCCTTTTTTTGCACCCACAATGGCGGAGATAAAACCGAATAACAACCATAATAATATTGTTGTTTCCATTTTACCAAGACCTCACTGATTTTACGATTTTATATAACTGCACTTCTTTGCATGGTATAAGGTCAGGTTCATATTCCTTGTTAGATGGTTCAAGTAAATAATAATCACCTCTAATAAAAACTTTCCGAATCAATATCCTGTCATCACCGTGCCTAATAACTGCGATCCCGCCCTTGACATCTGTAAAAATCTTATCAGAATCAATTATCAATATATCACCATTTTGAAGATCGGGCAACATAGATTCCCCGTCAACTTCGACTGCGAAAACCCTTTTGCCTTTTACGCCATAACGGGGAACTTCGCCGATACCTTCACCCACAGGGTATGAGTCCACCCAATAAGTACCAGCACCTACCCTACACTTTACTAATAATGGTATGGTATCGGTCAAATCAATTTCAATAAAACTGACATTTGAGTCGATTGGTGGAGTTTTAAGTTTTTCAATGGCTTCACTGACACTATTTTCTGTGGCAAATCTATAAGTTTCTTCTACACGTTTTCTATTCTCATAATATCCAGCACCTCTACAAATATCACTGTGATGTACATCAAAATTCGTTCTTTTATTTATACCTCTGGCAAGATTTCTTTCCGTTTTTTTCCCGATATTCTTTATATCATTAACAATTCCAGACAAATATGTAGGCGATATATCAGAATCTACAGCTAAATTCTTATAGCCATATTTATTTAGCCCTGTTTTTGCTCTAATCAATTCAATCCAACTATCTATTATTTCACGATTATTCATAACAGTAATTTCATATATAAAATTTTATAAGTCAAGTAAATACTTATAAATATACCAATAGGATAATTATTATTAAAAATAATTCAATAAATTCTCATTTTTCCCTTGACAAACTAATCCTAATGGTATATTTTATATTTAACACTTCAATGAAAGGTGAAATTAATGCAAAATAAATACTTTATAATTGATGAATATAGGGTTGCTCTCCGTGAAACGTGGGATGAATTTGGAACACGTTTCTTTGAAGAAACTGGTATGTCTTGGAAAACACTTCACAAGATCGTCATGGGTAAAAGCACCCCAAACAAACTTTCCCAACGAATAATTGATGACTGGTTCAATAAACACAAATATGAAATAGTTGCCAAAATAACAGGAAAAGAACTCGTAACCTCATAAGGTGCTCAATCATGTGCAAAGATAACAAGGCCGAACTCCGACTGAAACAAATTGAATACTACCGTCCCTATCATGGATGTACTGTTCTAATTGATTTTAATTCAAATTCCAATCTCGCTGCCATATTCACCTGTATTTTTAACAGTACTAAATTTGACAGTCCGTCCAAACAAATCATTCATGAGAATCAATGGTTTTTTAAAAACAAGGAAACTACAAATTTAGAGGAAATCAGATACTTAAGTAATGATCCTCAATATTTACTTGACAGATTACATTCACAAAAAATCGCCCTTATATCTTCAGAACCCATCGCAAAATAAGGTACCACATGACCGACCACCTCTCCGAACTTGACAAATGTATTGAGAAAGCAAAAATAATCAATGAAAATCTGAGAATCTGCCAATTCAATCTGGACATGGCATTATCCGCCGTTGGTGCAAAAGACGTATCACACAGTGCGTTTCATTCCCATCTCCGGCTGGATATAGGAGGGGAGCATACTGGTCGGGTGCTCCCCTCTGACAATAATAAGGAGATATGACATGCCTCATCATTTTGGTTATCACGTAGACTGTCCCATCTGTAAGACAAATAAAGACAATGAGAAAGCAAATAAAACATTGACTGAAATTGTTGTCAAATCCAATCCGATACTTAATCAAATAGTTTTCAAGGGCAAGGTTAGTGATTTCTTTGACCAGGCTGCTGAATCCATTGAGGATAATGGTAATGATAATAATGTACCACTTCAATAGAGATTGTTCAACCTGACGCATTGTAGATGCCTTCTTAACAATTTCAAGGGCACATAACAATGAACAATGATTCTCCACAATTTTTGGCAGTTGGTCAAGTTGCCCGGCTTGTTCAATTAACTCAACAGACGATTCGTAAAAAGTGCCGTTATGGTGAGATTGACGGCGCAAAGAACTTCGGTTCAAATGGACGGGCATTATGGAGGATTCCCGTAAATTCTCGTTTCCTTCAATCTCAGAAAATTGTATCAAAACCAAATGTTCCATTTATTCCTAAATCGCTTTCCGAGAGCATGGAAATCTTCAATCGACTGTGAGGCATGAAATGACATCCTCAATCAAAAGTCTATTCCCAAATCCGTATCACGGCGACCTTTACCGTGTTGTCTACACGACTGCAAACGGGCATGTCCAGAGCCGGATATTCGCTTACAATGGATACGAATTCGACCAGCCGTTTAATCAGGGGATCGTTGAAGCCCGTGCACAGTGTTCGAAGTTCGGGCATAGCTTCCTTTCCGTTCTTGTAGTCAAGCCGATTCTTGAGATTCATGGTGTTAAATTTAAACTAAACAGAAACTGATGTCAGTATAAAAAAGGGGCAATTTTATACATGTTGGAAATTAACAAAAAAGAAAGGTATTAACATGAATCGTCGAATTGTTAAAGCTGTACTATCAAAGAAATTTAATGAATGGGTAAACTCAATCCATGATACTGCTCTTCAAGAGGCAGTAAGAAAGAATACCATTATTACGGGAGGGGCTATTGTCTCATTGCTCATGAATGAAAAGGTAAATGACTTTGATATTTATTTCACTAATTTTGAGACATTAAAACTGGTAGCAGAATATTATGTAAATGAATTCAAGAAACTGCATAGTATAGAAGGTAGCCAGTGTGGACGTAATATCAATCCATTTATTCAATCAGATGGTAATAGAGTACGTATACAAATAAATTCGGTTGGTATAGCCGGGGAAAAAACACCTGAGAGTCAATACCGTTTTTTTGAAGGCAGACCTCTTGAGGAAGGTGAGGATTATGTGGCTGGCATTATGCAAGATATTCTTACAGATGCCGATGGACTCGATGGTGAGGAACTGGATAAAATTGAAAAAGAGAAATATCGTCCAGTATTTATGACGTCCAACGCTATCACTTTATCAAACCAAATTCAACTTATTGTTCGTTTCTGTGGCAATGCAGATGAAATTCACAAGAACTATGATTTTGTGCATTGTACAAATTATTGGGAATCAGATGGAGGAAAACTTACGCTTCGACCCGAAGCTTTAGAAAGTATTCTCGCAAAAGAACTCCGATATGTCGGTTCTTTATATCCAGTATGTTCATTTATACGTGTCCGTAAATTCATCAAGCATGGTTGGCATATTAATGCAGGACAGATGTTGAAGATATGTCTGCAATTAAGTGAACTCGATTTGTGTGATGTCAATGTACTTGAAGATCAACTTACTGGTGTGGACACTGCATATTTCTTGCAAGTCATTGATTACCTTCGTGAACGGCAACAAAAAGAACCAGATTTTCATATTCATGTTCCATATCTCATAAGCATTATTGATAAAATATTCTAAGCAAAACATATACCTTTTGAGAAACGGTTTCACAATTAAAATTGGGGATTTGATAATGCCCGAAGATTCACCCTCCGAATTCAGCCGTTTACTTTACAATCATGTCATACTGAGGCATGGCAATAATACTCCGACACCTGAGCAGATTGCGGATGCTATGGGATGTTCGGCTATCAAGGTTTACAAGATACTTGAAGGTGAACGACCTCTCAAGGTTAAAGAATTACCGCAATTTTACTGTGCATCAGGAAAACCTATTGAAGCCCTGAGATGGCTTGTCACAAAATGTGATCCCGCCCTCGGACTTGTCATACTTGATAATGCTAATAACGTTGACTTCCTGATTGAACTACAGAGTTTGATAACACGGTACATGTTTGAATTCTGTCAAAATGAGACGGGAACGAAGGTTAAGGACATATGATACCATTTCCAAACAAGAAATACCAGATAATCTATGCTGATCCACCGTGGAAATATAAGAACAAAAGAACTGGAGGTTCTCTTAAAAGCGGAGCTGAATCAAAATATTCAACAATGACTGTTAAAGATATAAGCAATTTGCCAGTGCAAGAGATATCATGTAAAGATTCTGTATTATTTCTTTGGGTAACTTGCCCTATGCAAAAAGAAGGTATGCTCGTAATGGAATCATGGGGATATCGTTATAAGACTAAAATATACTGGCGAAAGATAATGTCTCTTGGTATGGGTTTCTGGTTCAGAGGGCAGGTAGAAGAATGCTGGTTCGGTATAAAAGGAAATATAAAGGCATTTAGAATGCAGATACCAAATTTCATTCAGACAAAGGCTTTGAGGCATTCTGAAAAACCAGAAGAAGTAAGAAAAATAATTGAAAATACTGGGTTATGTCCATGCATAGAACTCTTTGCTCGTCAGAAAACAGAAGGCTGGGATGCTTGGGGAAATGAAATAATTAATGAAACGGGCACGAAGGTCTACGAAAATTCACGACTAACTATGAGTATGAAAAAATGACAAGAATAATAGTGGATTGTATTGATCGCCAGGGTAATTCACAGTGTTCGGTTATCCCAATTGAGAAAACGTCCAGTGAAGGAATGTTTGGAGAAGGGATAACTGAAGCAAAGAATCTGTGCGGTGGTGTTAAAAATATCATGACCGCCGTTGTCAAAGATTTAAACGGGAAAATAATATGTTCACTACGTTAGAAATAGTGCTTGAATTGGCATTATGGTATTCTTTGATGGGTATGTATATGTGCGTATTCATGATTATTGATACGCTGGAAGATATGAAACCTGAAGAATTAAGGAAAATACTAAAAGAAAGGAAAAGAAAATGTGCCAGGCAATATCGGGCATAGCAGTTAAAACAGGCGAAACCGTCAAGATATATACTCTACGGCACGAAGATTCACATGAAAAAATCAGGGATAAGTATAAAATCAAAGATAATAATTCCCCGGCATCTTTTTATCAAACACCGGTTGAATTAATCCCTGTGACGAGTCTATTTGAAGTTGCAGGTATGAAATTCAAGTTTGATGATGAAAGACCTAACTGGTGGACGGATGAAATGACGGGGGAAGCTATTAAACAATTATATCAAGCATGGAGAGACCGTTGGGATGGCAAAATATTAATATTTAAAGGTTCTCTCAATCTCGGCAGCCTGACCAGCATACCAGAAGGCGTAACTCTAAGTGCTGGCGGCGGTCTCTATCTGAGTAGTCTGACATCCATACCCGAAGGCGTGAACCTCAGTGCTGGCGGCGGTCTCTATCTGGGTAGCCTGACTGCTATACCCGAAGGCGTGAATGTAAAAGCAAAATATATTAATTTGAAAGAAAATTAAGGAGATTGATTCAATGGAAACAAAGACAGAGGAAGCGGTCGATAAACCCGTTAAAGTATTAATGGAAATAACCAAAACGCTTGACATTGATTTGAAATGCAGAAAATGTGAAATAAGACCGACCAAAGGAGATTTTAGGTTGCTTTTAATCATTGAATCAATTCCCGAATCCTGCATCCTTGACCGGCTTAACATGGAAATGCTACTGGATATAATCGGTAAGGAAAACGCCATGAACTACTGGGATTTAATAGAAAATGACTGAAAGGAGAATCCGATGGAACTATGTAGATTACAAGATGTTGACGGAGATGAAATGTTTTTGATAGTAACTGGTAACGGGACATATGAATCAATGAAAGAACTTAAATCACATATGACGAAACAACCCGAACTTTTTGAAGAGGGAGTTCTTTATACTTTGATTAAACGCCGTCCCCTGTTAAAAATTGTCAAAACATTGAAAGTCGTGGTGGAATAATGAAATTAAGAGCGGGTATGATTTTATTCAGAGGGAATGAAAAAATACAAATCATTCAAAGAAATTGTTCACGGTCAAAAGGAATGGTTAAATATAAGAATTTAGTTTCCAATAAGATTGTTTCATGTGAACCTCAGAAATTAGAAGGATTTAAGGGACATGCTGACTGAAGCTCAGAGACTCGAAAGAAAACGGCACTTGGGTGGTTCTGACATTAGTGCAATATTCGGAATTGATTCATTTCACAACGAGTTAGACATCTACTATTCTAAAGTTTACGATGTGATCAATAAGAAAATAACAGAAGCAATGCAAAAAGGTATAGATAATGAGGAGGATATATGTAAATGGGTCGGTGCATGTTATGATACTGGAATAGATTTAACACCTGAACGTTTACAATTCATTTGCCCTCATAACAATATCTTCATGTGCCATGTTGACGCTCTTGCACTTGACCTGCCGACTCATATCGAAGCCAAATTCACGCATTCTTTCAAAGACTGGGGGCATCAGGGAAGTATTGAGATTCCGGAAGCATTTTATTTGCAAGTACAAACTCAATTATTGTGCCGTCCAGAAATCGAATACGTTCTGGTTGGCGTTTATATCGAATCAAATCCCATCGAGAGACGACATTATAAGATTCTGCGCAACGTGCCAATAATTCAGAAGATTGAAAAATTTGGTTCTTTTTGGTGGAATAAGTATGTTATTCCTAAAATCAAACCACCTGATTCACCGTTGCCCTCCATAGAAACGCTCAAGTCAATCAAACGCAATGAGAACATCGTTGCCCTGCCGCCGGAAGCGACTCAAGTCTATTTGAAATACGTTGACGTAAAACGGGAATATGATGAACAGAAAGAAGTTATGAAGCCTTTAGAAAAGGAATTGGATGCCTGGGAACGGGCATTGATTTCATATTTGGGTGATAATACGGCAGGCAATATCGGGGAAGGAATCGTAGTTAGGTATGATAAAATAACACGATGTGGATTCACGGTTAAAGAATCAAGTTATCGGAAACTCAAAATTGAAAGAAGAGGAATTTGAAATGGATGCTGACAACAAGTTAATGGTAATCGTAAAGGAAAGCGGTCTCGAACAAACCAAAGCAAATTTTATCCTTGAGAAGTTTCAAGACTACTTTTTGATCGCCGATGACTGGGCGCAGAAAGCAAAGGTAATAATTGTAACTAATGCTTCACAGAAAGCCGAAATGGAAATGGCGAGAACGGGTCGACTCTTTCTGCAACACAAGAGAACTGATATTGAGAAAGCTCGTAAAGAACTTAAAGAACAATCGTTACGTGAGGGCAAAGCCATTGACGGCATTGCCAATGTACTAAAAGCTCTTATCATTCCCATCGAGGAGTATCTCGACCAACAGGAACATTATGTCGAGATCAAACAGAAGGAAGAGGAGGACGAAAGACGGCGTGAAGTTGAGCGCAGGATGGAAGAGGAGCGGATTGCAAAAGAGAAAGCCGAAGCCGAGGAACGTGAAAGAATCCGTCTTGAGAATATAAGGCTCAAAGATGAAGCAGTGGCAAAAGAAAAACAGATATTGGCTGAACGAGCCAAAGCCGAAGCCGAGAAACGTGCTATTGAGGAAAAGGCAAAACAAGAACGTGAGACTGAACGCAAGAAACAGGAAAAGATTCTTGCCGAACAGAAAGCGAAGGCTGAGGCTGAACGGAAGGCACTTGAGGAGAAAGCCGAAGCCGAACGGAAAGAAAAAGAATTATTAAGGGAACAATTAGAGAATCTGATTGAATGTCCTTTTTGCCATAGAACATTCAGTCTACTTCCAGAAAATCAACTTAATTTGATATAAGAAGGTAATTAAATGGAAAAAGATAATGAAATGACAACCCTGCCAAATCTAAAAAAAGCTAAAATTACTATTAATGGAAAGGGTATAGAACTTACCAGTTATGATGACCTGGTTCGCTATGCCAGCACGATAGCACAAACCGATTTCTGCCCAAAGCAATTCAGGGGAAAACCTGCCGAAATTGCAATTGCCATAGCATACGGTATGGAACACGGTCTTGCACCGATAACGGCATTGCAGAATACCATGGTTGTGAACGGGCGCCCTTCTTTCTGGGGTGATCTGATTATGGGGATGGTACGGCAAAGCGGGAAAATGGAATACTTCAAATCCAAAATTATCGGCGGTGCAGAATTCGAAGATAACTTCGGGTATGAAATCGAAAGCAAACGCAAAGACGATGACAACCCTGTCATTACAAGATTCACGGTTGCCGATGCGAAACGGGCTGGACTTTGGGGAAATCCTTCAAAAGCAGATACTTGGGGGAAATACCCTAAACGTATGCTTTTCCACCGTGCCCGTGCTTTCAATCTCAGAGATAACTTTGCAGATGTTTTGCAAGGTCTAAGTTTCCGAGAAGAGGTCGAAGATTACAGGGATCCCGAATACGAGGTTGTCAACAAGAGTCTCGATGACAAGATGAACCAGAAATGTATTGATGCTGGGCTGAAAGAACCAGAAACCAAAACAGAAACAGACGTGCAACCGAAGCCGGAACCCGAAACTGAATTCACGGGGGAATTGCCATTATGATACCGACAAGAGAACAACTTATTGAAGATTTGACAAAGGCTAAAGACCAGTCAATCAAGAAATGGGAAAATATTGTAGCCACCGGTGATACGAATCACGAGAAATGTGGGTATTGTGAATTTAGGGATACATATTTTTCTGCTTTAAAAGGTATTGGGAAAAATCCTTGTCCAGTATGCCCAATATCAAAACCATCTGGTGAAGAATATTTCTGGAGATGTATCAAAGAATTTGTCAAATGGCGTCATTATTCAACTTCGGAAAACGCTCAAGTCGTCCTTGATATTGTCAAGTCTGTTAATGTTGAGGAATGGGTAGATAAGTTGCTGGTGATACAAAATGATGATTGACCTTACAACCTCTTCGCCCGCCTGCTTAAGAAAGGAAGGAGAATGAATATATTAAAAAGAATAATTCGTTTCGCAAAGATGAAAGAAAGAGAACATGCTTTTAAAGTATGGGGATTTTCTACGGGGAGACCTACCTGCTCTCAATGTGGATTACCTTTTTCAGATTGGTTCGTGTGGAATGGTGAAAGACATTGTTATCCGTGTTGGGAAAGAAGTGATCATAAATATACTATCCTTGAAAGTGGCAAGATATTGAATACGTGAATAATGCAGGCGGTGGCGATCTTGAACTACGGAGATAGTAGATAATAGCAGGATATTATATCAAATCGAGCGCACCAATCCTTGCCCGCCTGCTAAACAGAAAGGAAAGAACAATGATTAGCATTCTCGGATTAAAAAAAGAAGAAGTATTAAAAGCTCTTTATGATAGGGCAAAAGTTCAAGGACTTGGCTTTATACAAATGGTTCCAGGCGATATGGATATAGAGGAAGCTAAGGGATATCTTAAAAAATACACATATTTCGATTATTTAAAAGGTCGTGTTATAAAAATTGATCTTTCGAGAGATGATGAGTTCGATGAAAGATTATATGATCGTGACAATGGGGCGGGAGCAGCACAAAGAGCAATATCCCATTTGTTATAACTAATGCAGGCGGTGGCGAAACTGGTAGACGCTAACGAAAGTTTGAATTAACGTGGTCGTGATCCCACGCAAGGATACCAAGAAGCTGAAGTACAAAGCTGAGGTACTAAAAAGGTTCACTTAAAAAGTCCTATTGCAGGTTCGAATCCTGCTCGCCTGCTTAGAAATTAGCAATTTAATTTGAGGTATTAAATGAGAGGTCATGAATTAAGAAGAAAAGTCGTTTCCTTTCAGGATGTTATAACCGATATTCGGGATTTCATAATTGATAAATCAATCGGTGAAGAAAAGACGGATCGTGCATGGGATATATTGGACAGAATTGCTGTTGATCTTGAAGATATACTTTACATAATACAACGTGAATAATAGAGGTGATTATGGTTACTGTAGAGCAATGCAAAAACTGGAAAAAATATCCATTATGTTGGGGAAATAGTTGTTTTGCATGTATAAATTTTAAAGGTTTATATCCTCAAAGTCAACATTCACAGCCCTCAAAAGCATGTGCAAACTTCAAGTTGATTGAAAAAGAGGTTAAAAGATGAAAACTATATTGGCGGTAATGTTTGGATTTATTACTGTTTCTGCGATTTATTTTAAAGACTACGACTGTTTAGGAGTAGCGATATGTCTTATTCTTATCGCCACATTAGATGAATTGAAAGAAAGAGAATAAATGAGCAAAGCACCATTTAAAGAAAGGAATCGGTAATATGTCAGATAAAATTACTATCACAAAGATCAAGTGCAAGGACGAGAAGATCACCATCCATTACGAACAGTCAAGAGATGACCGTGAAGATAAAGACAAATTCACACTGGAAAGCTTTGATAGGGCAAAAGCTGAATTTTACCAGCATCTCGAATTGTTAAAATCTTCAGTCATAGAAATCTGCGAATTACCCGCATACTTTTTGGATAGGATACGGGTTATCGGCGTTTCGTTCTCATGGACTGATGACATCATGGGGGCTACAATAACCGCACTTATTAAACTTAATCATTCAAATGCACCACTTGTCATCAACACACCTCACAAACCGGAGACGGCATATTCTGAGAGTGGCGATGATTCAAATGTACTTCCGGTCAATGCAATCCAAGACCTTTCAAATCTTCTCAGGGTAGCACAGGCATACATAGACGGGGAAAGGGATAGAAAGCAACTCGATATGTTTGATATGGTGGGGACAAGGGAATCAGAAACGGTACGGGTGTGAGGTGTAAATGGCAGGTAGACCTAAAAAGAATACAGTCGATTACTTTCCCCATTATGTTAATCATGGTAAAACAATTCAGATATTGTCAACTAAATATGGCAATAATGGGAAAGCATTTTGGTGGACTTTACTTGAAATACTTGGGAGTACAGAAAATCATTATTACGATTGCAATAATTCTTTTAATTGGGAATTTCTGTTATCAAAAACCCTACTTGATGACATTTCTGCTACAGAAATACTAAATACATTAGTGAGTCTTGATGCTATTGATGCTGAATTTTGGAAGGTAAAAGTTATATGGTGTCAAAAATTTATTAATAATATTGAAGATGTGTATCGTAAACGTGGTGCAGAAATACCTCAAAGACCTGAATATCTGTTACAGAAATATGGGTTACCTATAATTTCTGTAACAGAAAATACACAAAGTAAAGTAAAGGATAGTAAAGTAAAGGATAGTAAAGTACTCTCTGTGTGTTTTGAAAAGTTTTGGGAAGCATACCCAAAAAAAGTAGGAAAGGAAGAAGCTAAAAAAGAATTTATAAAAATTGACCCTGATGAACAAGATACCAAGAACTTAATTATTGCTTTTAAGAAACAGGTTGAATTGGGAATGATCAGTTTAAGAGAGAATAATAAATTTTGTCCACATGCTTCAACGTGGTTACATCAGAAACGATATTTAGACCCTTTGGAGAAGAAATGATAACCAAAGAAAAACAAAAACTAAATCAGAATATAACTATACCAACAAATATAAAATATGAAAATAAGTCATATATGACTCAAGAAGAACAGTCAAATATGATACAATGGATTAAAGCTTGGATTGATAATGTACCAAAGCAGAAACAATCCGATATTAAAAAATATGTAAATGTTGTAAAAGAAGAGGATAGAATAATAGAAGGTGGAAAACAATTAGAGGCATTACCTGAAGTATTTCAACAAGCGATTATGTCATTGGCAAACAAAATGAAGATTAGATAACCATAAAAAAGGGGGAAGTAAAATGGCAATCCTGAAAGTTATATGTCAAATGTGTGCTAAAGTAGGCAAGGTAGATACACATGAAAAAAATAAAGGAAAAAGATGGGAATGGATAAAAAGGATGAAAGAGAAACATCAGTGTGAAGAAAAAGTACGGGAATCGGGAAGGTGGCCTCATTATCATCCCTGTATCTTCAATGCTACTATTAATCGTGATGGTAAATGGTATTGTAAGAAACACGACCCTGTAACTATCAAAGAAAAACGGGAATGGGCGATGAGATTATATAATGAAAGCAGGGAAAGGGAACATAGAATACGCTTAAGAGAACGGGCAATGGAACATTACTGTGAGAATCTGACAACTGAATACATGGAAACACATCAGGCAATGAACTAACCTGCGAGATACCGAAGGAGCTTGAAGATGGCACAGATTGAAATGATGCTTAGGCTGATAAAAGACAATAAGATTGACGGTTATGTTTGGATAATATCCTATGAGCAGGCAAAACAATATTTCACTGCCGCCGATGAATACCTATATCCCGAAAGTAACTACAAAAACACATTGATTTCAATGTATGCGGAAAACAAAGACAGTAAAAGATGGATGCCGGTGGGTACTATTAATATTCTCAAGCCGGAAGCTATTGAATCCGGTATCAAAGTCAATGGCGAATGGTGTTTTGAGGGGGATAGGTTTGTTCTTAGTTTTAATGATGGTGATGTAATAACAATACTCGTTTTTGAAGATTATAGATGGGGATTTAAGGGGAATCATTCTACATATGACATAAATATTTACGGAAATCATTACGCCCGGAAGATCGGCAACATCCATGATAATAAGGAGTTTGACGATGGCAAAGACAAAAATTGAGTACTTGGATTGGACATGGTCGCCCACACATGGATGCTCACCCGTCAGTGAGGGATGTAAAAATTGTTGGGCACGAATAATGTCAAAAAGGTTGGCAGGAATGGGAGCACGTGGTTATTCAAAAGACGATCCATTTAAGGTTGTATTTTGCCCAGAAAAGCTCGATGAACCTTTTCATATCAAGAAACCATCACGGATCGGTGTTTCGTTCATGGGAGATTTGTTTCACGGTGATATACAAACAGCCTATATAATGTCAGTTCTGGACGTTATTGAAGCACTTCCGCTACACACCTTTCTACTTTTAACTAAGCGTCCTATGGGTATGGCTGCAATTATGGCAGAGAGAAAAGCAGAAACTGAATATTTATGGGGATACAGAAAAGAATATATACTACCCAAGAACATTTGGCTCGGAGTTTCAGTGGAAAACCAAGATAATATGTGGCGTGTTGAAGAGCTTTTGAAGATACTAGTGGTCAAACGGTTTGTAAGTTTTGAACCTTTACTGGAAGGTATTTCATTAAGTTCCACCTATATAGATAAAGGCAGATATTGGGAAACAGGTGTATTAGATTGGGTGATATGCGGTTGTGAATCAGGTCAAAACCGCCGTCCATTTGATATGAATTGGGCACGGTCATTGAAAGACCAATGTGTTGAGGCTGGAGTCCCATATTTTTTTAAACAGGGTATTGTGAATGGAAAAATAGTCAAGATGCCAGAATTGGACGGGCAAATCTGGAATCAGTTTCCCGAAGGAGTTTGACGATGTTCCAAAGATGTAACAAATATTTTTACAAGCATGCAAGGTTGTTCTGCATTCTAATCATTTTGATACTTAGCATAGTATACGGCATCACGGCGTGGTATGCCATGAAACCATTGCAGAACATTGAACCAAGCAAATACTATCAGGATGCACATTAAAATAGAAAGGAATATAAAATGACGGGTGCTTATGTAAGAATTCAAAGAGACGGGAAATGGGAGAATATTGAATTTGACCAATTAACAGATGAGGAAATGGAAGGATTTGCCCAATCACAATCTGGTTTTGATGGTTGGAGATGGGCTAAATTCTTGGCTAAATGGATTAGAGATAATATTATAGAGGCAGACATTGATGTTTCTCATAGCGGTTAAACGCATGGGGTTTCTTATACTTCTATCATACAGGATAAGGAATATATAGGAGGTTGTTATGATACGTACAATTCACGATAGAGCAAAAGATTCCGTTAATGAAATAATTGAATATTTAACAATCAGAAAAGACTTGAGAAACGTATGGGAAAGCATAGATGCAGATGTCCGGGACACAATTATTAAAGTCTGGATAGGTATAATCGTTAAAAACTTCGCAGATATGGCAAGGAAATAAAATCATGAATGAAATACGTTTCACGATTTATCAGGAACCCACTGGAAAGGCAACCGTTCATCATACACGGTCAGGTATAACCTATCAGACTAAAGAGCAGAAATATACAGAGAATGCGTTAATGACCGAAATGCTACCTTTTAGACCCCCTGAACCTATTACTGACCCTATACAAGTGCATTTAAGGTTGTACTTCCCCGTGCCTCAATCAAAGTCTGCCTGGTGGAAGGCAGCAGCACTTGCCGGTTATATCCACTATGACAAGAAACCTGATGATGATAACTGCCGTAAGCAACTTGCCGATGCACTTGAGAAATTACAGTTTATCAAAAATGATAGCCAAATATACTATGGGATAACATTTAAGGCATACAGCGCAAAGCCCAGATGGGAAGTATTAATAGTGGTTAATGAAAACATCACACGTGAGAAATGGTTAAAACTCAAGAAAGAGCATCTTGAAATAATGGAGAACTTTAAATGAAAATCCTAAAACTTGAATTGGAAGTTGAACAAGGCGGGAAACGGTATCGGGCAACTGGTGAAATAAGGAAACCAAAATCTGGCGAATTTTATTTAGCTAATGATAAATTAACTGATGATTATTTCCCCTATACTCCATGTAAACACATCATCATGGAAGAGATTCCGGGAGATATTACAATGAAGGATATAAAATAAAATACTTGATTTTAAACTTATCATCTGGGTTTAGCTTTATAAGGAGTAAAATATTATGCCATATATCCTTTGCAAGAAACCGATTGCTCATAGTTCATTCAATTATCCTGTATGTTTAATCAGCAAACAATATTTTAATTTTAATACATCAACTATGAAGGTATTTGAATTGAAACCGGGGTACTATGCTCATATCTGGTATGATCCCAAGAACCAACTTGTTGACATTGAGCCGTTGAGACCTAAAGATCAAGACGAAAATGCTTACAAGATACAAAGTACATTCCGTCTAAGAAATACCGCACTTATCATTAATGAGAAATTTACTCTAAAGTTAGAAGATATACTGGGATATTACAGATTGTACAAAGTGGATGGAAGCTGTAGAATAACTCTGGATTTATCAAAAAAGATTTGAGATTGAAATACGCCCTTGGGATTAAAATCACGGTTTTCACTTGACTTTTGAGAAAATGCAATCAATATTATTAATTAATTATAATTTGTTACACTAAACCTTTATACCTGAATAAGCGATCATGGCAAAACTCACAAACAAACAGAAGCAATTCATTGAGGAATATCTGAAAGACTTAAATGCTACTCAAGCAGCTATAAGGGCGGGGTATTGTGAGAAAACGTCATATTCTATCGGAAATGAAAACTTGAGAAAACCTGAAATTCAGACTGCTATCCAGAAAGCCTTCGATAAACGCTCCGAAAGAACACAAATAACAGTTGATAAAGTATTAAATGAACTTGCACTTATTGGTTTTGCCAATGCGAGCGATTACTTTGAATGGAGCACAACCGGGATTAATATTAAAAAAAGTAAGCTCTTAACAAGGGAACAATGTTCCGTAATAGCTGAAGTATCGGAAACAAAAACAAAAGATGGCGGAACTATCAAGGTAAAACTTTATGATAAACTGAAGGCACTTGAACTTATTGGGAAACACCTTGTCATGTTTATTGAGAATGTGAACCATACAGGTGATATGCACCTGAAATTAGAACTGGTGGACAGCACGAATGATAATAAAGCAGTGGCGGATAAATGATGCGTTCAAACCCTATGTTGAAGATCAGACCCGAACCCAGATATTCTTTGGTGGTGCATCTTCGGGCAAGAGTCATTTCCTTGCACAACGTGCCATATCCGATTTACTGCAAGGTGAGCGTAATTATCTGATAATAAGGAACACAGCGAATACGCACCGAACCACGACATTTAATGAAATGAACTCAGTAATCAGTGAATGGGAACTATGGGATTACTTCAAAGTGAACAAATCGGAAATGACGATAACCTGCCCACGGGCAAACAACCGACAGGCTTTATTTGCGGGACTTGACGATGTACAAAAAATCAAAGGCATTAAGCCAGCCAACAAAGATGTCATTACCGACATCTGGATTGAGGAAGCGACTGAGACCAGTGAAGATGACTACCGGCAACTCACTAAACGGCTCAGGGGACAGTCAAAAGTTCCGAAACGTATTTCATTCTCATTCAACCCTATCATGCGTACTCACTGGATACACAAAGAATTTTTCAAATCTTTCCACGATACGGATATGGAATACAGAGACCCCGAACTCACGATCCTCAAAACTACATACAAAGACAATCGATTCCTGGCTCCTGAAGACTCGTACTTTCTTGAATCAGAAAAGAATGAATACTATTACAACGTCTATACTCTCGGCAACTGGGGGGTTCTCGGACATCTCATATTCACGAACTGGAGGGTGGAGAACCTCACGGGATTGCGGGATGCCTTCGGTACTTATTATAACGGGCTGGATTTTGGCTTTACGAACGATCCGACAGCATTTGGGAGGTGCGCAATAAAGGAGAAGAAACTGTATATCACTCACGAAATGTATGAATACGGGTTGACAAATGATGTGATTGCGGAACGGATCAAACCGGTTATCGGAAACGAACCGATTCGCTGTGATCCCTCAGCGCCGAAAGATATACAGGAACTCAGAGGATATGGATTGAATTCTATGGCAGCATGGGCAGGCAAGGGGTCGGTAAATCACGGGATACAATTCATTTTACAGTATGAGGTCATCATTCACCGGGATTGCCAGAATGCCATCAATGAGTTCCAGTTATATCAGTGGCAAAAGAATAAGCAGGGCGAGGTTATGAACACACCGGTTGACAGGAATAACCATTATATAGACCAGTTAAGGTATGCTTTGAGCGGCATATCGTTTAGACCCGAATCAGAGGAAAGTAAATTTGATTGGAATGCACTGGGATTGCCAGTGTAACAGAAAGGGAAAGGCTATGGAAATAGAGCATGTTTACCGTTGTATGCGGTGTGGGAATGTAATCAAGATACCAGCATACGAAAGGGTTCATATCTTGAGTGATACCAAACAGGACATTTTAACTAATAACAACCCGTCAAATCACTATTGTAACCAAGAGGAAGGTATAGTCGGCAGGTTGGAACTGATAGGAATGAATGTGAAAAACTAATTTTATATTCCAATATGTTCACAAAAGGCTCGTCATCACCCATGGCGGTGACTCATGGCAAGGTTTAATATGTTCACTATAAAGGAGATTGACAAATGATTAATGATATTTTAGCAGAGAAGGATTTTAACAAAGTATTGGCAGCATTATGTCTTGATCCACTGGAAAAAGACAAAGCCATTGACGATAATCGCAAAGCATACATGGGCGATCATGAAATTCTACACGATACAGCACGGTTGCCCAAAACTGTGGGGACTGGAAAGAACGCAAGAGTTGTTAAGCATACCTCCGAGACCATTCCATTCCAGAAACGTATCGTGAATTCGGCGGTCACGTTCTTATTCGGTGAGCCTGTGTCGCTGGTATTGAATAATGACAAAGAGGAAGTTTTTAAATTGATCCAGGATTTATGGAAAAAGTGCAAGTTGTACTACTTCGATAAACGTCTTGCCCGTGACCTGTTTGTGGAAACGAAAGCTGCTGAATTATGGTCAGTCGTTAAAGCTGTGGACGGTGTAGCGAAAGCACGTGTAACATTACTGAGCAAGCGGGAATCGTATCTGTTTTACCCGCATTATGATGAATACGGTGATATGGATGCTTTCACCGTTACATACAAGCTGACTGATGAGAAGGGAAAACCCGTTGACCATGCAAATATCTACACAGCCTCCCAAATAATCACTGCAATAAAAGGTACGGCTGGCTGGACACAGAAAACAACACCCAATTTATTCGGGAAAATACCAGTTGTTTATTATGAACAGGATGATCCGGAATGGGAGGATGTGAAAACGGAGATAAACAGGCTTGAATATCTAATCAGCAATTTCGGTGACGCAAATGATTACAATGGATCGCCGATTACTGAAATTAAGGGCGAAGTCGACAATATGCCAAAAAAAGAGGATGTGGGCAAGGTAGTCAGGGTTAAAAAAGAAGAGAACTCCATTACAGGTGAAGTTACATATCCGGGCGGTGTCAGATATGTATCATGGGATCAGGCGCCGGAATCGATCAAACTTGAAATCGAGACTCTGAAAGATATTATCTACGGCATGACCAACACGCCTGACCTGTCATTCTCTAATGTGAAAGGCATGTCGGCAGTATCCGGGATAGCCTTGCGATTGATGTTCTCAGATGCTCTGTTCAAGGCGAAAGATAAGCAGGAGATATTCGGCGAGGGCATGGAGCGCAGAATAAGCGTGATGAAGTCCGTGCTCGGAGTTATAGATAAGGGGCAAGCGAAATCACTCGATGAAGCCGATATTGATGTGGTATTTAATGATGTGCTTCCGGAGGATTTGGAGGCTCTTATTCGCAGCCTGTCATTGGCACGGGGAGGTGAACCGATAATGAGTCAGAAATCGGCAGTTGATAGTAATCCGCTGATTCAGGATGCCACTAAAGAATTGGAAGAGTTAGAAAAGGAATCAGGAGCTTTGAAGTCGTTTGCGGAGTCGGTAAATATATGAAACCGTTTTTGAACATTGATGAAGCCTCAGAATTGACAAGACTGAACCCTGTTTTTATTCAAAAATGCTGTGATACGGGTTCCATTTCTGCCATAAAGACAGAAGAAGGCAAGTATATAGTCAATGTGCAGAGCCTGAACGATCTGGCTGTAAAATTAATTGAAATCCATAGGGCAAGTCTGCCGTTCAGGGCGATGTTTCAAGGGAATGAGAAGATGAATAGATTGCTTGATTTGATATACGGGGATCCTGATGAATTTGTTTGAAATTAACATGTGAAGGGGAATATCATGTATGAAGATGATATTAAAGTAATCGAAAAACACAAAGCAATATGGGAAAAGGAAAGAGATCGGCTTACAAAGTTAATAAGTCAGGCAAACAATCTGTATTATGAATTGAAAAGCGGTGAAAATAAATTCAAATGTCCTGAAGGGAAGGCAAATAAAGATGCCGTTTGTTCAGAGTGTGATAAAGTTCTGCCTGAAATTCATGATTGCAAAAATGTAATATCTGTTACTTTCCCGAATCAGGAAACACAAGAAGTAGATTTTATTGATGTCAAGGGTCGTTATTGCAAGGAATGGCAAAAGAAAATCATAACTAATGCTTGCGGATGTGGAGGTGAACACACCTGTATTTGTGGTTACGTATCAACATTTTGCATCAGAGAACAACCAAAAGCATGTCCTTTCTGCGGTAGAATAACAACGGTGAAATTATATCCAAATCTATTTGAATCTATTAACCTTGGAAATATGTTACTTAAGGTAAATCTTGAATGAATTCATTTGAGAAACAGAACATAATCGACATAGCCAAGCGCAATAAGCAGGTTGGCAGGATACTTGACAATGCCAGTAAGGATATTGCCAAACGGTTCACCACCGTCAAGGGCAAGCGGTTTGCTTCGGTTCTTGAGGGAAATATAGAGAACCTGCGTGAAGGATTGAAAGCCAACATCGAGCAGGGGATCCGGCGCCATTGGATGCTTGCGAATGAAATGAACAACAAAGCAATCAGCGGGTACTTCCAGAATGTCAAAATATCAAATGATTTATATCAGAGTTTCCGGAGTCCGAATATACCGGCGCTCAATTCCTTCCTTAACCGCACCGAGAACGGCATGAACCTGAGTGAGCGTGTATGGGCGCTTGGAAACGGGGCAAAGGGCGAAGTAGAGACATTCCTTGCAACGGGGATCGCTGAGGGCAAGTCGGCGGTGGTACTGTCGAAAGAGATGACACGGTATCTTGCGGGGAAGCCAATCCAGTACAAGGGGACTCTTCTTAAGGGCAAGAACATTGAGTATCAGTCAGTAAGACTTGCGGCAACCGAGACTAATATGGCGTTCCGGATGTCCGATTATACTCAGAATAGTCAACTGCCATTTGTAACGGGGGTAACTGTCCAGTTATCAGCAAGTCATCCACAAGAAGATATTTGTGATGATTTGAAAGGGACATACCCCAAAGGATTTGAATTTGTTGGATGGCATCCTTGCTGTTTGTGTTTTGCTACTTGGGAAACCTTGAGTACTGAGGACTTCGTGGATTATCTCAAGACGGGGAACATAGACCAAAGGCAGTTTACAACGGCACTGCCAGCGAATATGGTAAACTTCCTCAAGAAGCACGGGGAGAAGTTGCTTGGTTATACCACCCCCCCCTATTGGATAAGGGGTAATTTCTCTGATGAATTAAAATTAATACAAAATGAGTTGATGCCAGCCATAGTTCAAATACCACCTGTAGATAATATTACAAAAAAGAATATTTCAAATATGGTTGGTAGTATTGATGTTAATGAAGGCGGGTTAGGTCAGGGCTGGAATGATTTTTATGGGTGTTCAAATAATCTTGTGAGTGATGTTTTAGATATAGATTCGGAAAGATTGCCTAAGACATTATTGCCTTCTAATATAGACGCCGTGCCTTCATTTGTTAGACATCATTACATAGATACAAAAGGCAGATACCGTTGGTTACAAATGTATGAAGTCCCAGAGGGGCTGATAATTCCCATGAATAAAAGAAAAGAATGGTTAGAAGTTTTAAGAAATAGACTTGGAATACCAGCCAAAGAGGCAAAACTGGCAATAGAAAAAGCTGAATTGCAACAAAAAGCATTAGCAATGACAAAGGATCATATTGAATGGCAACTTAACTTGCCAGAATATAAACTTAAAGAAAACTATAGTATCTATAAAGAACGAACAGTAAGAAGAGCAAAAAATATATTATTAAATTATGATGATTGGGATAAAGACAGAATAAATCAAATATTGAGGGAGGCAAAAAATAAAGGTATTGAGCATTTATTAGTCAAGGGAAAAGGCAAATGGTATTGGAAAGAATAATAAAAAACGGCGAAACACCAGAATAAACTGGCGGGGTCGCCGTTTACCAAGACTTGTAACCAAGTCAAGGGGTGCGCAAAGCACACGAAAGAGAATATAAATTAGGGAAAGAAATTTGTCAAGAGAAATTTACAAGGGCGATCACGGGATAAAATTTGAACCAATAGAGAAGGGGAAACCATGAGCAAAATATATTTGAGCAATATATTATATAAAGAGCAACGAGAAGTAATAAAACATATAATGACTTCATTCATTGATGGCAATGCAGATGATATTTTTGAAGGTTCAATAGAATTTGAGCCGACTATTGAAGAACGCATGCAATGGGATTCTAATGAAATAAAAGCATATGTTACTTCTGCTCATCTGAAAATTGATGTTATAAAAACTAATCCTAAACTGACCGAGTGTAATCCTTTGAAAGAAATCAGGACAACACCGTGAAGAGGAAACCATGAAAGTAAATGAAAAGCATGAAATTAAGAATATAAAGCATATTGAGGATAATATTTGGCGGATAATAGGAGAACATGAATCAGAAATAAAGAGATTGCGTGAAATCGTAAAGTCTATCGCTCAATATGACTTAACCCACAAGGAATTTAACTGTCTATTAGGGCTATCTGATGAAAACGCAATATGTTCAAAATGCGAAAAGGCTCTTGCTAAAATTAATGATGGTTGGGATAATAGCAAACCAAGGATACCGACAAGATATATCACATATCCTTATGGCATGTCTGAAGATATGAGAAAGAAAGTACATGACAATGATTCGGGGTGCCGTGCATGGCAGAGAAAAATAGAAGAAAATGCCTGCGGATGTGGCGGATATGTGGAGTGTGAATGCGGATATTATGAATCTTTTTGTGCCGACACTCTTAAGAATATTTGCCCATTTTGTGGCAGAACAATCAAAAAAACTATCAATAAAAAAGAGGGAATAGAACCATAATGCTTAAAAGTCTCAAAGAGAAGTACTATCTCTGGCGGGTGAAACGTGCCTTGAATATGCTCAGAGCAGTTGATAATTGGATGTTATCGGCGGGATATACACGGCAGAGACGTAGAGGGTTCTGGCGTGAGTTTGGAAATAAAGAGGGATTCAGGGAAGCACTTTATAACAAATTGGAGAGCGGAGTATGAAGAAACTTAAAATTCATGTTGAAGTTGAGATTGAAATTGAAGAAGAAAATGAAGAATATTGTGGAAAAGATTGTAAATATTTAATTCATTCAATCGGAGGAAGCGAAGATTTCTGTTGTTTATATCAAAATATAATAGAGAATTACTCAGAATATAAAATATATAAATTTGTTGCTCATTATGAACGCTGTCAAGAATGTATTGATATTCAGAAAGATGGAAAGAAATGAAGAAGAAGCTCGCATTTATCTGTGCTCGTGGATTGGATTCGTTTATAGAACCTTTAATACAGAAGTTTGAGGGATTAGATAAATATAGAATATTAAGGTACTATGTGGCAACGAATCAGGAAATCAAGAGCGCCGTTGCATGGGCTGACATCATCTGGATTGAATGGGCAAACGAGGTCGCTATGATCGTTTCCCGGATGTATGAGGCTAAGAAAAAGAAGATCATAATCCGGTTGCACAGTTATGAAGCCTTATCAGATATGCCGAAGCAGGTGGACTGGTCGGTAGTCGATTACTTGGTATTCGTGGCACCCCATATCCGGGCAATAGTAAAGGAGCAAATCCCTGACCTTGAGAAAAAGGTATGCACAAAGATAGTGTATAACGGCATCGATCTCGACAGCATAAAATCAGTGGAGTTGGTTAAGGGTGATGAATTCAACATCGCATACGTGGCGAACATCAATCACAAGAAAGAGCCGGCACTGGCTATACAGATAATGAGCCGACTGGTTAATAGAGATAAGCAATGGAAACTTCACGTAGCCGGTGCCTTTCAGGACAAGCGGTTTGAAATCTACCTGAAGTACATCATAAAGGAACTTGGCATTGAAGATAATGTGCTGTTCTATGGATTCGTCAAGGACATGAACACTTTCTACGAGCACAAGCGGTTTATCCTCAGCACCAGCATCCACGAGGGGCATCCGTACAACATCATGGAGGGGGCTGCACATGGGTTGCAACCTATTATTCATAACTTTTACGGGGCAAAGGAATTGTATCCTGCAGGATGGGTATTTAATTCAATCGAGGAAGCTGAACGGCTATTCTATTATGATGTGAAAGTATTGGGGAATGGCACGGTGTTAGCTCTGAGATCAGAGAATAATGATACCCGTGATTACATCATAAAGCGGGGCTGGACACGGGAGAATCAAATGGAACAACTGATAAAACTTATTGATAGGTTGGGGGGAAAGAAATGAGTGCATCTTTAATGTGGAGACCAATAAGTAAAAGTGAATCATTAGCCAAGGGATTGTGTATGGCATTACAAAAAGGAGAGGAGGTATCTTCAATATCGAGAATTGTTGATGAACAATTTATACCTTTCTTAATGGGATTGGTTTGCGCTGATATTGAAGGAGCACAGGAATTAATTAATATCATTGAAAAGTATGAGCGAGTTGAAATATACTTGCAATTTTAAACTTAGGAGGAAAGAAATGAAAACTACAATAAAATTTCCTTCAGAAGCAGAAATTGATTTTAACGGGAAAGATTGCGGGATAGGTTGTCAATTTTTAGAACAGGCATATTACGATAAAACAGGCCCACAATTACTCATGGAACCAAAATGTCATTTATTTAAAATAATACTTGAGAGATACAATTTAACAAGACAACAAACTATACGCTGTAGTGCATGTATTGGAATGGTATCTGGAAAATTCTATTGGAGTATAACGGGTAGATTATATGACAACAATGGTAATATGGTAAAATTAATATAACTTACTTGTTATGAAATTGGAGAGGTAAAAAATATGACACCGGTAAAACCAAAAAGAGCATATAACAGAAAGATAACAGCCAAAGCCAGTTCAAAAACAGTCAATAAAGGGGGAACTATAGAAAGTCTACCAGTAACAAATGATCCGATTGTAGAATTTTATGATAACTTCCTGGATCACCTGAAAGTTGATCACAAGCGGGATAATCCCCGACATTTGCACATAAAACAGAAGCTCGGTTCGATTATTAGTTACAAGAATACCGTGCTGGATTTGGGTTGTGGTACTGGAATCACATCGGTATTCATGGCACGCTTGGGAGCAGTCGTTACGGCGGTGGACATATCCCCTAAGTTGATTGAGTTTGCGAAAGAGCATTCGGCTCATAAAAACATAACCTATATGATTGCCGATAATTGTGATATTATATTGGGTAAGAAGTTTGATGTTATTGTCATGGCTGATGTTCTTGAGCATATTCCACCTGATAAAGTAATATCATTCTTGTCTACGGTGGAGGCACATTCACATGATCACACAACCGTCTACCTGAACATTCCCGATGCACGATTCCAGGTGGTCATGAAACAGGAACTCAGCGGGATGCAACAGATAGTTGATGAGGTGATTCCACTTGAGGATATTCTCGGCAATTTTAAACATATCGGATTTGAGGCGGTGAATATCGAGATGTACGGACTCGATACAAGATACCAGTATACCGACATCATATTCATGAGATTTGAAGAGTTGAAGCGAATCCACATGGACTTTGTGAGGAAAATGAAGGGATAAACCATGCCGTACCATGCTGAACATTCCTGCCGACTTCGCAATCCCGAAACCATGACCATACTTGGCTCACGTGAGCGGGAACATAACGGCAAATCATATCGGATACTTTTTGGTGTGCTGAAACATGGCACAACATCGGGATCAGTGGAACAGGCATACCGCTATCCCATAACTACGTGGACTGAAGGAGAAGCGAGGGCACATTGTAAATCACATAATGGCATTCTATTTGAGCCTGCCATTCCTGCGGATGTAGAGATGGCGACTCAGAAACTTAAAAATGCATTAAAACGGAGGTAATAAAATGGCTAATGTGGTAAAAAGTGGGACGTGGACAGCGCCATCCGATAAGGAACGTGAGGAACTTCCGCAGAGTTTTTTCTTGATGGCTGGTAAGAAGTTTCCTTACAAGGTATGGAGCGGAAATGATAAGGGTAAAATTTCGTGTCCCGCACTGAGGGCATGTATTGCACGAGCGAATACTTCAGGACATGCAAGTATCGGGTTGAAGGCATCCGCTCTTTATGAAAAATACTGTAAGGAATAGATAGGATGGCAGCCTTTCTCAAAACAGAGCAATCAAAAAAAACTCTTGACATAAATACATTAATAAACGAAATTGATACATTAGTGAAAGATAAAACGATTTTATCAAGCACAGGATTGCCCTATTATGGTCATATATCACCATGTTTTGAAGATGGCGAATTTACGACTTTTATAATTCACGAAACAAGGAAGTGAAATAATGGGTTTATAAAATAAAATATTAAATAATTTATTGAATTAATAATATCGGTTATGGAACAACCAGGCTGGTGCTTTATGCATCAGCCTTTTTTATTAACATCAAATAAAGGAGCATATTCAAATGTTATATGAGCAGGAGATTAAGCAAGCACTGAAAAAGGCAGGTCTTGCCGAAGAACTGTTTGATCAGATTACAGTCAAAACGGTGGACGAGATTGCAGGGGCAGTAACGCAACTGAAAACGGACATGGACAGTTTGAAAAATCTGACACAAGATAAATTTCTCGCAGCGGTTAAAAATGCAGGGCTTGAGGATTCATTGACACGGTACATCCAGAGCGAGACTGACCGCAGGATTACCCAATACACGAAGACTCAAGAAGAAAAGCTGAAAAAGACTGCCGATGAGGATAAAAAGAAGAAAGATGATGAACTCAAGACCAAAGACCTCACACCGGAGCAAAAAGAGATGGCGACCCTGAGAGATGAAGTCAAAACCCTTAAAGAATTGATACAGAATTTCTCAACGGTTACCACATCTGAAAGAATCACGGCTGCGGTGAAACAGGAACTTAAGACGGCAGGATTGACAGAAGATTTTGCCTCTTATATCAAGGTTGACAATCTTGAGGGCGTCAAGGCAGCGGTGAAGGATTTTGGAGACAAGATACTTACCCGTGAGCAATCAGTAATAGACAAGAAAATTGAGAGCGGAGATTTAAGCCCGGTTAAGAAGGGCTTAGCCGGAATGACTGTTGGAGAAAGCGCTATAATTGATTTTGCAAAAAGCGAAACTGCAACTGCAAATACCGGAGGACTCGCCGCTGAACAAGTAAATTCACAAAAGAAATGAGAGAGGTGAATAAAATATGTCTTTAGCAATTACAGCAGAATCAGAAAAGCAGTATTATCCTGTATTTCTGGATATTTTAAGTGATATAAAGGGCGGTGTGACAATAGCTACAACCAACATACCAACCTCAACACTTGAACTATTCGCAGGAACGCCACTGCACAAAAATGCTTCAACGGCGGGATTATATAATCCTGTCAAAACAGCAACATTGAAACGCACACTTGGCACAGCAGCATGTGTCTGCATTTATGTGTACAGCGCCAATATTCCAGGTGTACCCGGCCAGAATTTTAAGGTTGGTGAATACATCATGGTGGACAACCGTGGAACAGCCGTGACAATCGCAGCTATTACTATCGGTACGAAAACGAACGGCGTCGGCACAGATATTATCCTTCTGACAGCCGGAAGTGGTGGACTTCATTGTACCGCAATTACCGGTACAAAACTTCAGCAAGCCTTAGCTGGTGGACTCGCAACGGGAGCAGCTCCATTATATAAGGCGGACTGTTTGCTTCTTGATTCGATTCGTGTCCGTAAGGATGATGGAACGACTCTTACTAACATAACAGCTGGTGCAGTGACACGTGGTGAAGTTAATGAATCACGTATGCCATTTAGCGCACCTACTGAAGCTGTTAAAACACCATTAACCGATCGCATAAGATTCGTGTAAGGAGGTGAAATCTAATGGAATACTCATTGTTAAGTGAGATAAATAAGAAAAATTTGACAGCCTATTTGTCAAACAGAGGTATTAAACAGTATTTCTGGCCTGATTTCTTTCCTCCACAAATAACGCCGTTTCTTGATTATGAAACGCTTGTAGGATCGGAAGGCAAGCCAGTAATGGCTGATGTTGTTGCATATAATTCAAGTGCTCCAATTAAACGGCGTCCGATAGTGACTACGTTGAAAGGAGATATACCAGCCATTAGGATCAGCAGGCCGATGCGTGAGACCGATTTGAATAAATACAGCATTTTGAAAGCGATGGCAAATACCGAGCAGAAAACTATCATGAAACTGGTATTTGACGATGTTAAATTCTGTTTTGAGGGCGTGAAAGCAAGACTCGAATTTCTTGCACTTCGTCTATTATCACAGAGTTATATCGGACTTTCGGCAACGTCCAATGCGGGTATTATAACCACATCAAATATAGATTCTCAGATGGCATCCGCAAACAAAAATTGCGCTGCGGTTGTATGGACTGCCGCGGTTGGCACTACAACGCCAATCACTGACTTTATAACTGCTCAAACTGAAGCCAGAGGATGGGGTATTAAGCTGAAATATGCACTCATGGACTATACTGACTGGGGATATTTCCAGGCATCGACACAAGTGCAGAATTACTGTTTCGGATACCTTTATGGCGGAACAAAAGTAAGATTGGCACCTACACTTGCAATCGCCAATACCATGCTTGAAGGTATGGGTCTGCCACAAATTATTTTAGTTGACCAGACTCTTATTCTGGAAAATCAAGATAATACGCAGAGCACAGTTACACCATGGGTAACTGGTCATGTATTATTCATTCCTGAGTTGGCTGTCGGTGATATGTATTTCGGCCCGATAGCAACGGAAATGAATCCGCCCAAACAGGCAACTTTGGCTAAACAGGAAAATATCCTGATACAAAAGTATTCAGAAACAAATCCCGTCTGTGAATGGACGGTTGGGGAAGCGAATGCTTTTCCCTCATGGCCTTCTGTTAATGATTGTATAAACCTTTACACACTCCATGCAACTACATGGGCATAAACAATTTAACTGAGTAATAAGATGACGATCAAAGAGGCACTTCAGAGCCTTCTGGAATATGAGAATGACAACCTTTTAAATAAAACTCTCATAGACAGGGGCGTTACTAATCCGAAGGCAACTTATACGGCAGCTAATCAGCAGGTAGTTGAGTTGGCTGCCGCAGATATTTATTTGTGGATGTGCGGGCATCCCATTCTGAAAGAAGGCTCTCGGTATATTGACTATTCAAAAGGGACTTTAATGTCAATGAGACGGGAGATTCTAAAAAAGTGGGTTATTGAGCCTGTAATAGCAACCGTTGACGGTACGCAGATATGGTAAGCAAATACCCACATACCGCCGTGTTCTCATGGGCTTCTGCCGGGACTTACAATACCGTTGGAACATGGACTCCCGGCACAGTCCATACTATCGGAGTGTTATGTGATATACAGCCACATTCAGCCGTCTCTCGATTTATTACTGGCGCCGGCGGGGCTGTTCTGAATTACGAATGGGAGGTATTTACCCCTCTATTTACTGGTGTGAGTACAATTCCAAAGGATGCGAAGCTCACATTTTTTAATGCTGACCATATCATAGTTCAGTTATTTGCTTATCAGAAGCATGTGGAGATAAAATGCCAGGATTGATACCAGAGTTCACACAATCCGACATAAACCGGTACATTGATAAGTTTGCCAATGATAAGGAGCGAAGAGCTTTTGAAGTACTTTCTTTTATCGGAATCAAGGTCTCGAATTACGCAAGGAAAAAAACACCCGCAGGCGGCAGTTTTCATGACCGCACAGGTAATTTGCGCAGTTCAATAGGTTATGCCGTCATTAAAGACGGTATAATCAAAGAGAAACAACTCGAACAGGTAAAACAGGGTGCAGAAGGTATCAGTGCTGGTGAGGCATTAATGACGGAATTAGCAGAGACATTCCCGGACGGTTTCGTTCTCGTTGTAACCGCCGGAATGGAATATGCCGCTGCCGTTGAGTCGAAAGGTTATGATGTTATCACGGGGGGTGCCCAGATGGGCGAAAAACTTTGTAAGCAGATTAAGAAGATGTTGGGGGCGTCATAATGAAAACCACATTTGATGTGATTGATACCCTGTACCCGCTCATTAACGTAGTGGCGATAACGGCACTTCTTGACGGAAGAGTGTACCGTGACAGGAAACCAGTTGACTCGATAAAACGGGATATAGTAATTCTTTCACTGCCAATCACCGGCGGACAGGACATAGACCTGCAGAACTGCACGGCTATAATAAATTGTCATTGTCCGGACATCGCTCCCGGAATACCTGATAATGTTAAGTTGCGGGCAATCGCAACGAAAGTAATAACCGCTATCGAGGCATACACGGTCGGGTCGTCATATTTCAATGCTGAAATTAACAGTCAGTTATTGATTTCTGATTATGACCAACCTGGCATGTCTTACGTTTCGATACGGGTAAATTGTACAATTCAGTTTTTACCATAAGGAGATAATGTTATGGGAAGTATAAAAACAGGCACACGCATCGTGGGGTTTTCACAATTGCGGTATGGTGTAATTACAACCATTGGGACAATACCTGCCGCATTAATCACTTTAGGGAATCTGGTTCCCGGTAGTGCCCATTATGTAAAAGAACCTCCCACTGTGACCAATATAATGGTCGAAGATAAATCAACACCCGATGTATCAATAAGTACGGATGCATCTCAATATCTTGAGTTCGCTTCACGGGATTTGGGAACGAGTATGTTGATTCTTGCATTCGGTGGATCGGTGAGCGGTACGACATGTTACAAGATGCCGGCAACATCCTTAGCTATACGAGAATTTGCTTTTGAGGCTATTTCTGATACGGTAAACCTCAAGAAAATCAAAATCCAGATAGCCAGAGGATCATTGACTGTTGGCGCAGATTTGAAATTTGCAAGGAATGATACCGGGCAACTTAATTTCAAGGTGGAGGCTCTCTGCCCTGATACTTCAGTGGCAGCATACAAAACACCATGCCGAATCATCCAAGTTTAACTTAATATGGGGAGTCCCTGAAAAAGACTCCTCATAAAATAATCGAGGGGAATAATGGAAGGGGAAAAAACCAGAGAACAGATTGAATTAGAAAATAGAATGCGAGTACTTGAAGGGGAAGTAAACACTGGCAAAGAGAATATTGAACTCAAGGCATTAAGTACGATACTTGACGAGGGGGTGGATTTCGAGGTTACTTATAAAACCAAGAATATTCTCCATAAACTGAAGATATTGAAACCCAGCAGAAAGTTTCGCATATATCGGATTCACCTGAACCCATTACTTAATATATCTAAGATTCTGATGGAGATGGACATCAAGACGATTGAAGATGACGGACAATTATTTCAATTGGGTTTGGATTACATTGTAAAATATAAGGACAGTATACTCAGAATAATATCCTATGCGATCATTAACAGGAAATTGACTCTATGGAATAAGTTAAGAAGATGTCAACTTGAAAGATTTTTAAATAATAACCTGAATGCTGATGAACTTTTGAAACTTATCATACTGGTTACGACCATGATGGGGGTAAAAAGTTTTTTGGCATCTATCGTCTCGATCAACCAAATAAACCTGATCGGGACGATGAAAAACCATCCAACCTCTGGCAAATCATCGGGAGCCTGATCAATTATTTTGGGTTCACATGGGAAGATATTATGTGGAAATACTCATGGGTTAATTTAATGATGCTGGCACGGTCGGTACCTCAATATGATTCAAAGGATAACTCGGAGTATGAAGTGAAAGACCTATCGGAGTTAATAACATGAATAGAATAAAGGGAAAACCAAAACTTTCAATCTGTTTAATCGTCAAAAACGAGGAGAGCAACCTACAACGATGCCTCGACTCATTCTTGCCAATCATTCAAATGAAAGACGATGATACACTGGTGCCACTTGCTGAATTAATCATAGTTGATACTGGCTCCACTGATAAAACACTGAAAATTGCCAAGAAATTCACTGACAAAATATATCAGAAAAAATTCATCCCCTGGGACTTCTCGGCTGCCCGGAATTACGGAATACAATATGCCACCGGTGAACGACTCATGATAGTGGATGCTGACGAGGAACTGACTCAGAATTCCCTTTATTTTCTTGAAGATGCCGTACTGAATCCACAGACTACCGAACCTACCATTTTCATTAAACTTCGGAATTTCTACACAGTTGACAAGAACCAGTATGCCGAAGTCTTTCAGCCCCGAATATTTATGAATAACGGCAAACCATTATATCAGTTCTGCATTCATAATAAGCCACGTGTTGACCCGCCATATCTATTTCTTGACAATGTCATATTCAATCACTACGGATATGTTTTTCAAAAGGTAGAACTATTTGAGAAAAAGAAAGAGCGGAGTCTGCCGATGCTGGAGGCGGAGTATGCTAAGAACCCAGAAGATTTGCATATACTCACACATTTGGTAAAAACATATTATGCCGTGAATGATTTCCCCAAGACGGTGGAACTCAGTGAAAAGTGGATTGAACTGATAAGGAAAGTTGATTTTAACGAGGGTTGGTTCTCATATTTGGAAGTCTTTGTAAACTGCATCAGCGCCTATCTTGAAATGAATGATTTAAAAAGTGCTGAACGAGTGCGAAAAGAATCGCTGAAATATTCTAATAAGGTCATAAGTATATACCTTTTGATGGGTCAGTATTATCTAAAGATAAAAAAGAAGGAAAAGGCAAAGGAGCTTTTTGAGGAAGCCTTATACTTATACGGACAACCCGGGTCGCCCTATGACAAGTTATGCACAACAAATGCTGGAATAGTGATCCCTGAAATTCTGAATTTTTTGAGTTTGCTTGAATTTGAAGATGGGAACTATGAGAAAGCGGGCGAGCATCTCAATAATGGGATTAGGCTCAATGAAAACCGGCTCCCTCTCCGCTGGGACGTGTGGAATGACGTGCATTGTCAATCAAATTTAAAGAAATACGCAATCAAGCGTAAACGTGATAATTAAGGAAATGATAATGCCGCACAAAGGATATAAACCGACAGAAGAATCAAAAAGAAAAAATAGTGAGGCACATAAAGGGAATATACCCTGGAATAAAGGTAAAACTGGTATTTATTCAGAAGAGACATTAAAAATAATGAGAGAGGTTGCTAAACTACGAATACCACCAATGCTTGGCAAACATCATACCGAGGATACCAAAAGGAAAATAAGCATAAATAAAATAGGGAAAAAACAAGGTATAAATAATCCTTTTTATGGGAAAACACATACACGGGCATCGCTAAAGAAAATGAGCGAGGCAAATAAGGGTAAAAAAATATCAGAAAATACAAGAATAAAAATGAGCGAGGCAAATAAAAAATTATGGGAAAATCCAGAATATAAACAAAAAATGAGTGAAAATCGAAAAGGCATAAAGTTTTCAGATGAACATAGAAAAAATATGGGAGAATCAAAAAAAGGTGAAAAGAATTATCAATATGGGAAACTGGGGGAAAAAAGTGTCAATTGGATGGGTGGAATATCTTTTGCACCATATAGTACTGACTTTAATAGACAATTGAAAGAATTAATAAGATTAAGAGATGAATATAAATGTCAATTATGTGGCATATCCGAAGGTGATAATAATGATACACTTAACATACATCATATAGATTATGATAAAATGAATAGTTTGCCTGATAATTTAATTAGTCTATGTAAAAAGTGCCATATGAAAACAAATTATAAAAGAAATTACTGGAAAGTATATTTTAGTGATTTACAACAACATAAAATAGGTGAACATAAGTATGCTTAACGTTGGTGATTCACTCTATTGGAAAACTGGGATAGATAATAAAGGTCTACAGGCTGGTACTACTCAGGCAAAGGGTATCCTTGCGGGGTTTGTACGAAATATTTCAGCGATGGACATCTTTGCCGTTCTTTCTGCAGGCGCTATTTACCATTTCAAGAAAATAATGGAGGAGTCTATAAAGTTGGCTGCCCGGTTTGAGACGCTTGGTGTGGTGATGCAAACTGTTGGGAATACTGCCGGTTACTCGAATGAACAGATGCTCGAATTTCAAAAAGGTCTTGAAAAGACTGGCATCACCATGATTGAGTCAAGAGTCAATCTTATCCGTATGTTGCAATCAGAACTCGACCTTACCAAAGCGACTGAACTTGCCCGTGTAGCTCAGGATGCCGCAGTAATAGCCAATATGGATTCATCTCGAACATTTGAGACTATGATTCATGGAATTCAGTCAGGTCATACTCTGATATTGAGAAATATCGGTATTATGGTCAATTTTGAGGATGCTTACAATAAGGCGGCGAAGACACTTGGAAGAAATGCAGATGAATTGAGCGCCGTTGAACAGGCTCAAATCAGAATGAACGCTGTCTTGGAAGCGGGGAAAAATATCGCTGGTACTTATGAAGCGGCTTATGGAACAGTTGGGAAGAAACTTCTGTCTCTAAAACGACCGATTGAGGATGTAAAAGTACTACTCGGACAGGCTTTCACACCCGCTCTTGCCGATATAGTTGACGATATTATGAAGGGCGTAACCGATCTGAAAACTTCTCTTGAGAATAACAAAGATGTGATTGATGACTGGGGAACTGGATTCAGGCTTGTCGTGATAGCGATTGAAGCTGAGTTGATACGAATGGCTATGCTCATTGATAAGATTGGTGGTTCATTTACGGCATTCACAGGTATTATGGCAGCGTTTCCAGGAATGCGAATCTTGCCGGGATTCACCAAAGAAACCGCCGAAAACATGGCGATAGCGAATGTTGAATTTGAGAACAGGTACTTAGCGGGTTTGAAAGCTCTTGAGGATTTGGCAGCAAGAGTAGATGAAATAATGTATGAGAAGACACCAGAAGCCAAAGTACGGGCACAGGCTTTAAAAGATGCTATTGAGACTCTCAAATTGCAGGCAACGGAAGCGGCGAAAACAGCGGATGCGATTGCCGATGCTAATCAAAAACGACTGGAAGATCAAAAGTCACTTGAAGATGAACTACTGAAAGGTCAGGAAGAATGGAGAATAAAGTCACAAGAATATAGAGAACAGGAACTTGCCGATAATCAGGAATTTGAAGAGGAACTATTTAAGGAACAGGAAGAGTGGCAAATCAAATCTCAGGAACTGAAAGAGCAGGAACACGAAGATAATTTAAAAGCTGAAGAAGAACATAATAAAAAGATAGAAGAAGCTATTGAGAAATCAAATCGTAAACGTTTACAAAGTATATGGGAACTTGGAAATGCTTTCAGATCACTCGGCTCTCTTATTGGTCTATTTGATACTAAACTCGGCAAGATAGTGAGCGATGTATCAGAGATAACAAAGGCTTTGACTCAGATAAAAGAACCGTCTACTACAGGTTGGGGCAAGATAAGCGGGATTCTATCAATTATAGAAACGGCATACACTATGATTTCTACCATAATGGACAGTATAATGGCTTCAGAACCGTATTCCAAGCTTGGAAATAAACTAAAAACCATAACTACAGAACTTGAAAAACAACAAGGATTGTTAGATGTAACCTACGGGAATGAGCGAATAGAACAACTCAGGAAGATTCAATCACTTCTTGAGGAACAGGCTAAAATAGAAGCTCAGATAACCAAGGCACACAAAGACAGACTCGCAATATTCATGCTTGAGCGGAGAGACCAGACAAAAGAATTAAGTACTGAATTGATTAGAATTCAGGAAGAAATAGACCGTATTTTGACAGCGACCATGACCGAAAGTATAGCCGATTCGATAGCCGCAGGATTATCTCAGGGACTCGATTTCGTTCAGGTCTTTGCAGATACCTTTGAGGATTTGATGAAGAATGCTCTCATGGAAGCATTTAAACGTGATATTATGACAAGGTATCTTTCTGCTTTTTATGAGATGTTTGCTATTTATGGTGAGGGTGGTCTTGAGCGTTGGGAGATTGAAGATTTAAAAACAATGTGGGAAACTATTCAATTGGGGATGGAAGCAAAATGGAAAGATTTGAAATTATTTACTGAGAGTATGGGTTTTGATTTAACGGGGATATCTAAGACAAAAGAAACAGGTATCTCAGGTGCCATCAAAGGTGTAAGCGAAGGGACGGCAGGATTGCTTGCCGGTCAGTTCAATGCAATGCGCATGAATACGGTCGAGATGCTGAATATTTCAAAGTTGTCATTGGCTGAACTTGGGAATATAAATGCTGGCAAACTCGAAGGGATATTTAATGCTACCCTTGAAATCCGTGACCTGGCTTATTATCTCGACGATATATACCAGAATACCACTAACCTTGAATGGATTTTTAACCGTCAAAAAGAGATAAGCGGTAATTCTTGGTATCTACCCGACATATATAAAGAACTTGGCAGAATTAAAGATGGGAACCTTAACGGTATCTTGAATGCTTCACAAGAAATACGGGATAATACTTACGGCATAAACACCCTTGTATCATATTCAATGAGAATCGCAGAAAATACAGCTTTCTTGCGGACTATCTCTGCACAATTGGCTTCGATTGAACGGTCTCAGGGATTCTTGAGAGTAACAGGAGGCGCATGATATGATATACTTATTTGACGGTGTTGATTTATACGCTACGTACGGAATAAAGGTTATGAAGGTCTTTGGCGTACATGACTTCCTCAAGAGAAAGGGTGAGACCGGGCATAACTGGCTGGATGAGGATGGTGAGGAACATTATACTGACGTCTCTGATATATACTTCGAACCCCGTGATATAGTTTTGGAATGCTATATCAGGGCAACCAGCACAACTACTTTACTCACTAATTTTAACGCTTTCAAGGCGGTTGTGGAAAGTTCGGGACTCCATACCCTAAAACTTCCCTATGACAGCAAGACTTATTCAGTGTACGTGAAGGACGGCGGTAATTTCTCAATGATAACGCCGTGGGCTTCAAATATTTATGTTGGTAAATTCACATTAATTTTACGAGAACCCGTACCTGCACGGGCTACATAGGAGGAAATTATGGCTGGGAAATTAACGAATTATTTGGAAAATGAATTAATCGACCACGTATTAAAAGTTGGCGCATGGTCAAGACCGGCAAACTTGTACGTTGCACTCTGCACGGCGGATCCCGGTGAAACCGCCACTGGGGCAACCCTGACGGAGCCGGCTGGAAACGGATATGCAAGGGTGGCGATTGATGCGGATTGGGCGGCGGCAGCAGCACGGGCAACCTCGAATTCGGGGATTGTTACTTTCGCAATAGCTACTGGTGCCTGGGGAACAATCACTCACTTTGCAATTGTGGATTCAGCAAGTGGCGCCGGGAATGTTTTATGCTACGGTGAGGTCACACCGAACAAGTCAGTCACTGCCGGTATGAACATATCAATTGCAGTCGGCGATCTTGACGTCTCATGGCAGGTCGGGGCAATGAGTGATTATCTCGCTGACAAATTGCTCGACCACTGCCTGAAAGGAACATCCTATACAGCACCGACACACCTGAACGTTGCTTTTGCAACGGTGACGATAGTGGATGCCGACACGGGTTCAACTATTCATGAGCCAGCGGCTGGCGGCTATGCGAGAATTCCATATGATACTTGGAAAATATCGGTAGCTGGAGTATCGTTTAATACCAGTGTAATTACATTCGCTGAGGCTTCAGGTGCTTGGGGAACGATTACGCACTTCGCTTTGTGCGATACCTTGGCAACCGGACAGGTTCTATTTTATGGAACATTGACAACAGCACGGGTGGTTGGGAATGGCGATACTGTTTCTTTCCCCGCCGGTGCATTGTCGATCACGCTCGATTGATTGAGGTAAACCATGGCATTAACAGTTAAAATCCTTTCGCAAACTCAGCGTCCCTGGGGGTGGGACACTTTCCTTGAGTTTTACGATGGAAAAACCCTCGTACATACGAGAGAAGTATCGGGCAAACCAGACGCTGCAAAGATGGCGGAACTGGCTCAGAAAGTGCAGTATGATATTGAGCACCCCGTCACTCCTGAGAAGATTTATACTCAAGTGGAGGTTGACAAGATTGTGGCTGATGCCATAAAGGCGGTGACCGATGGCAAATAAGTTCTGCGATACAACATTCGTTGGCGGTGGTGATACAGGGGCAGACTGGGACACCAATCCCTGGCTTTCCATTGAGAAAGCGATGGAAGCTGCCAACTCCGCAGGCGATAAAATCTGGCACAGGCGGTTATCGAGTTTTGCCAATCCTACGAGCGACATTGCTCCTACTGCCGATGGTACACTATCGAGTCCAATCAGACATATAGCATGGCCTCGTGCGTCTATAGCCGGCACAATCACATTTATGAATGGCGAATCTGCTCTTATTGGCACATCCGTTGCTGGTGTCCGTGGCAGACATATGGCACGGCTCATCAAGAACAACGATGCCGATGACGGTTGGTACTTTATCGAAGCTCTCATTGTGAAACTTCCTTATGATAATTTACAAGGTGGTACTTTCGCAGTCGGCAATGTGATAACAGGCGGAACAAGTGGAATAAAAGGTAAGATACATTACATCAATGGTTCAACATTGTACTTGGTTACATATGATCCTGCGACTGGACTACCTGCTTTATTCACACCAGATGAACAGATAAGTTGTGGTGCAGTCACGGCTGACGTTAATCAGGCGGCCGGGGGAATATATGACGGCTTCCTGCTCGATAGAGAATATGCGGGAACAACTGCTCCAGGAGCAAACTTCGAGATAAAAGAAGATGAGGATTATGATGACCGACCCGATATTGGTTTATTGAGAACTACATGGGATGCGGATGCTCATGATTTGCCAGTGATTGATTTTGGAGCTAATGATTATCAATTAATTATTAGTGATGCAAATAATAATGTTTATAAGTGCTTTGATTTAAGGAACTCTGTTGATTCTTATGGCACTGTTAGAATAAACCGAGTGCAAAATTTGTCCCTTATTGGATGTCTTTTTGTGAATAATCAGAATGTACCCCTTATACGTGGAAGTTTCGGTGCTTCATATCTTAATTTGAAATATTGTATTATTTGTGGGAATAATGCCGGGAGTTCCCAACGTGGTTTCTTCTCTGAAGAGGATGGTAAAATATTATCTCTGTCCGATTGTGCTATATACAATATGGGAGACAATGGTCTTTATTCTGCGGGCACTCTATGTATTTTAAATAATGTAAATATAGGTATAGCACTCAATAACGGAGATCATGATATATACTTGACTGGTCTTATGTTAACAGGAAAAGATGTTAAGTTTGGTGGCATAAATGGGTCAGTTTACCTATCATTAACAATTCTCAATAAAGTCTCAATTGAAAACTATGGAAAAATACTTGGTGCTCACTGTACATGGTTCAATAATGGCAAAATCCTGAGTAATGATTGTAGTGTTGACCCGAACCAGAGAAGTGGTGGCGCAAACTCAGTTATTGAAATTGACTGTAATGGTGGAAGTGCTGCCAATGCGGCGATAGATGATTGGGCTGAGACTGTATTCGAGCATGAATTTGAACAGACGGCAGGAAGCAAAACCTATCGGTATTATGTTCAGAACACAGCAGAGATAAACGCTTCTGATGCAAAGGATGCCGCTGATATTTGGCTTGAGGGCGAGTTTATTGAAACATATGATGATACCAGTGAATACGTTATGGGACGACATGCGGATGGTCATCTGCCTGTGCGGTCTGTAAGTGCCCACAATCCCATGCCTGCCCGTGCCGATGCGGATGACTGGGGAGAGTATCTTGAGATTACGATGAACGCAGCAACAGCGAGCAAGGTAAGAATACGATGCAAGGTGAGCTGGTATGACAGCGGAGATAAAATCTACATTGACCCGATGGTGGTGATAAGCTAAATGAAAACAGTCATAGAAAAATTGCTTGTATATATTGACAAGAAAATTGACTATGAGATCATGTATACAGAAGTTAATGCTGATGGTTATACTTCAAGCCATTCAAAGGAGAAAAAGGAACTTGAAGTATTGCGACAGGAATTGATCGATACCGTGAAGACTGGACTAAATAATGGCAGTGAATGAACCGACATGGAGCATGGGACAGTCCAAGCTCATTAGTTCAAGTGGAACAACGACTAACCCTCAATGGAGCTATGGACAATCGTGGTTAATCCATGAGTATACAGTCCCCGCCGGCGGCATTGATGTATCCGCTATATCAAATGTTTTATTAGACGCACTGCTTGCCCTGAAATCAGGGTATAACGTTTCAAGTTTATCTGGCTCGGTATTGGCTTCATTACTTGCTTTAAAGTCAAGTTCCGACTTATCAAGCATATCGGAATCGGTTTTTGATACTTTATTAGAACTGAAATCCGGCGCTGGATTATCAGGACTTTCCGATTCGGTTCTGGATTCACTATTGGAATTGAAATCAAGTGCCGATGTTTCCGGATTACTGAATGCAGTTTTGGTTTCGGCACTGGCACTAAGGCAAGGTTTTTTTGTCTCTACGGTTTCCAATTCTGAGTTGTTATCATTACTTGCCTTGAAGTCCGGATATGATGTTTCGGCGCTATCTGAATCGGAATTGTTGACGGCTCTATTTCTCAAGGCAGGATTCGGCGTTTCCGGGTTATCCGATTCGGTTCTTGATACTCTATTATCACTGACGATACCGGCGGGTGTCAATGTTTCCGGATTATCGGATTCAGTATTGATGGCAATTCTCAATATTACAGGCGGATTAGTCAATGTCGAGGTTTTATCCCTGCTTTCGGCAATCACAAAAATGGTAGACCATCAATCAGATATTAATAAACTATTGAATAAATATTCACTTATCACTGTTTTGCTGGATAAGGAGTCAACGATATGAGCAATATATTTGAAGGGCAAACGGCACTCAAGATTAAACTGACATGCAATCAGGATATATCAGGGGCGCTTACTAAAGAGATTAGGGCGAGAAAACCAGACGGAACACTGGTAAATTTCACGGCATTGGTGTCAAATGCCACAATAGGCATCATCTACTATGATTTGACGACATCTGCTGTAATCGCATTGGATCAGCCCGGTCTCTGGACATTCTGGAGTTATATTCAGTTTGCCGATGGGCGTGAGGGTTACGGAGATGCGGTGGAGCAGTTAGTCTTTGCCGAGGGATTGATGGGGGTTTAAGTATGCCTATCACTGATGTAAAAGCTTCAAATGATGGTTATATAACCAGTGCAAACGCTAATTATGATACTGCAAGAAATGCGATTGCAGGAAATCAAGCAATAACTATTATATTATATATAGGACAATTGGTTACCCCGATTTATGGTATCCGTAGACCATTTGCTTCATTCCAAATTCCCGACATGGTTTCGTTGACCGCTGCTTCTTTATTTTTGAACGGTGCAGCTGATTTTTCAACTACTGATTTTGATATTTATATTCACTTATCAACTTACAGCGATCCACTTGTTAAAGAGGATTTTGATTTATTCGATGGGCATCAGGCAAGCGGGGCATATAATGGCACGATTCTAAATAATGCATGGAATTCCGTAGACTATTCGGCGGGATGGAACGAAATAGTATTCAATGCCGCTGGGCTTTCTGCCGTTCTTGCTGCCAAGAACAGTACATTAAAGATAGTATTAATATCAAAAGAGGACTATGACAATTCCGTACCAACGTATGATGAATATTGCGCATTTAATTCCTCCGAAACCGCTGGCAATGAACCTTATCTGTCAATAACCTATACTGCACCTCCTCCACCTGTGGATGTTTCGGGCATATCAGATGCTATATTGAC